ATGTCACTGTATTGCGAGATTTCCAAGAGTACACTTGACCGTTTCTGGCGCAAGGTCGACAAGCGCGATGACGGTTGCTGGCCATGGCTTGGGGCGATCTCGAAGAACGGCTACGGCAGCTTCAAATTTCTGGGTAGCCCCGAGAGCGCCCATCGAATGTCGTTCCGCATCGCCTATGGGCGCTTCCCGGCGAGTGACATGCTCGTTCGCCATAGCTGCGACAACAGATGGTGCGTGAACCCTGCCCACCTCTCGGAAGGAACGGTAGCCGACAACAGCCGCGACATGGTCGAGCGGGGACGTTCCTACCGATGCGACATGACCGGCGAGCGCAACCACGCTGCGAAGCTCTCGAAGAAAGACGTCGCCGCGATCAAGATAAGGATCGCTCGAGGCGAGACCAACATCTCGATCGCAGAGGACTATCCAGTCGGCCACGCGATGATCAGCAAAATTCGCACCGGAAGGTTCTGGCGCCGCGCATGACGGCTATCGAAGCTCGAATACCTTCGTGTCGTCGTCTCGCTGCTTCACGCCTTTGAACGAAGGGTGGCGCAGCTTACCATCTTGCGTCCAGGCTCGATACTCGACCTCTGCGACAAGCAGCGGCTCAGCGAAGATGGCGCCCTTGCGCTTCAAGGTGACCGGCGGCCGGCTCGCGCGGATCGCGTCGAGCAGTTCTCGAAGCTGCACCGATTCCTTGTTGCTCCACCCGGTTCCGCAGCCGCCGACGTAGACGAGGTTGTCGCCCTTCTTTGCCGCCAGCAACAGCCGGCCGACTGCGCCTGGCATAGTCGACGGCTCGTAGCCGACGACCACGAACCAGTCGCGGCGCGCGCATTTGATCTTGAGCCATTCCGGCCGACGGCCCGAGTGATAGGGCTTGTCCCGCCGTTTTGCGATGATGCCTTCGAGACCCATTTCGCAAGCGACCTGGAAGAACTCGGCGCCATCGGCCTGCACCTCCTCCGAGAAGCGTATGGCGCCGGTGCGGCCGGCGACGATCGGCTCGAGCAATTGCCGGCGCTCGGATAGCGGCAACGCGCGGAGGTCGCGCCCGTCGAGATAGAGAAGATCGAAGGCATAGAAGATAATCTCGCTCGGCTCGTGCAGGCTCGGCTTCTTGCCGACGGCGCGCTGCAGGAGACCGAAGTCAGACCGGCCCTGATCGTCGAGGACAACCGCCTCCCCGTCGATGATCAGCGATGGGTGCCCGAGCTCGCGCGCCTCGGCGGCGATCGCCCCGAACTTCTTCGTCCAGTCGTACCCGCCGCGCGTGATCGCCCTCACCTCGCCTGGCTCCACATGGACCGCGAGCCGGTAGCCATCCCACTTCACCTCAAAGGCCCAGGCCGGACCTTTCGGAGGCTTGTCGACGAGGGTTGCGACGCACGGCTCGACACGCCGCGGCATCGGATCGGTCAGGGGCGCTGGTGGACGTGTTTTCTTCGCTGCTTTAGCCATCACGCATTAACGCATGAAACAGCGAAATGTCTCAACCGCCCTTCATGCGCGCGATGCACCAATCCCAATAGGTCTCGACCATCTCCGTTGCCTCGCGCGCGGTGTCGCAATAGCCCTGGTTCGGCGTTGGCGGAGATCCTTTGAAGGTTCGGGGGATAGACCCGGCCCATTGCCAGCGGCCAGCCGTCGGTCCTGCCAACTCTTTCCGGATGCGGCCGATGTAGCCGATGCCATCAAACCCGAGCCAATCGAAGTCGGTCGGTGGATCGTTGGCGTCCAGTTCGGTGCGACGCCACTGGTAGCGGGGCTGGTAGGGCTCGGTCATGGCGCAGGATGCGACAGTGATAGGGAGAAAATCAAGCCGGCGCGGAACCACCTACGATTTGAGGGGACACTTTTGCGCCTAGCGACCACGGCGTCCCGCGTCATAGCCTCCTCCGATCTCAACGGAGGACCTGCCATGGAAATCAGACGACCGGACGTCACCAAAATGACCGACGAGGAACTGCGCAGACTTTGCTTGGCAGCCGTCGCCATCTGCATGTCGTGGATCGATCAAACCGAGGATCCGCTATGGTCAGAAGTCGCTGATGAAGCTTATCGGAGGGGTTGGACGAAGGCGCCAGACTGCGGGGCTGTGCCTTGAACTGCGCATTACCGGCGCAGCTGCCCGCCCTCAACCCGCTGAAGAATCTCCTTGATCACCTTCAGGTCGCCGGCCTGCTGGCTCAACAAGCCCTGGAGGTCTTTGATGGCGCCTGCCGTAGACGAAGAAGTCTGTTCGGTGACCGTCAGCCGGTAGGATAGGTTGTCGATCTTCCTGACCTCACTTTCGAGCGAGCGGAATCGCTCCTCGTTGCGCGCCTCGATAGCCTTGACCTCGACCAGGCGCTCTTTGTGCAAGAGCTCGTGCCCGGCCTTCCAGTTCTGAAGCTCTTCGATGTCCCGCCCCTTGTTCACCCAGATCGCGACGCCGCCGGCACACATGCCGATCAGCGTGACAAGCTGGATGATCGTGTTGAGGTTCCACTCTAGCTTCTGCGCTCGCTTCGGGAGTTCCATGTGTCCATGCTCCTGCCCCATTATGCCCCTCGTCTGCAATTCTGATGATCACTGCGCAACGTCGTGAGCGCTGCACTCTTGCTTCGTCCAGACGCGGGCGCCGCATAGGCCCGCGACTGTGTCGTCGATCTTGTCCTGGTCTGCCGGCGTCGCGCCGCGCGCGCCGATCAGCGAAGTCCCGACGACCGACCTAGCCGTCAGGTTGAGTTGTTCTTTCGACGCATTGACCCGAGCCGTTGAGGTACACCCAGCCCCGCTCAAGACAGAGGCGACGGTTAACGCGAGCGCGATCCGCTGCATTGGTCAGTTCTCCAATTGCTTTCGTGGTTGCGGCCTGGGCTTCGACGCGCTCGGCCGCTCTGCCCTTCTCTTCCGCCCGAGGCAGCAGCCAGACAGCATTGACTACCTGCATAGCGAGGAAGACGACGAGGCCGCCGGCAGCAGCGCCAGCGGCCAAAGAGAGGCGACTGAACATCACGCCAACCTCTCGACCTGCTTCGCCACCGCCTTCCGATCCGCATTCTTGCGCCAGTAGAGGAAGCCGGCGATGCCGCCGAGCGCGACAAGGAGGATCAGCAGGTTCTGCCAAGGAATGCCCGCGAGTGCGGTCAGGATCGAGGCGCCGCCGCCGCTGACGGCCGGAACGAGGACCTCCTTTGATTTCCACCATGGCGCGTCGAGGCTCGGCGGGGTTACCGGGACAGGGACCGGTACCGGCTTCTCTTCCGTCACCGGCGCGACTTTGACCTCAGGCCTGCCGGCCTCGCCCGGCGTGAGTGCCACGAGCGCCCTATGCATGGCGGATCGCGTCTTCGGACCAACATCGCCGTCGACATCGAGGCGCTGATCAGCTTGGAACTGTCGGACGTTGTCGGCACGGTAGCCGAGGAGAACGAGCGAGATCCGCGCCAGCCGGTCGAAGCGATCGGCAAGCCCGTTCTTGCCGCCGTTGATCTTCTTCGTGAGGGTCTCGGCGTCGCCCTCGTCCGCCCACCGATTGAGGCCACGAGTGTCCCAGTAGAACAAGGGTACAAGACCTTCCCAGGGGTCGGTGTTGACCGCGTCCGGATCTGCGACGAAGTCCGGGCAATCGAGGCCGTTGGCGCGGCACCAATCGCGGAACTGGCGATAATTGTCCTTGCCGGTCAGCTGCATGCCGGTGCGGCCGCGGTAGAGATAGCCGTCGCCATCCTTCTCCGGCGTGTTGCCGAGATCGGTGCGAGTGTCGTAGCGCTGTTGCGCCGGCGTCGGGCCCCAGATCTCGCGATCGTACCTGAAGTCTCCGCTCTCGTGCATCAGCTGCGCGAAGTACTGGGCGAGCCGGTGCGGCCGATCCATGCCGAACTTGCTGCCGTATTTGTCCAGCGCCACAAGCACGGACGCGAGGTTGCTCTCGTTCACTTTGCCCTTCGAGGCATCGCGAACCTGCTGAGCGGTGATGGCGCTCATCGGTTACTCCTGATTGTTGGGTGGGGAATGGCAGGCGACAGCGATCAGGCTAGAGGGCTAACGCTTGAGCCATCTGCAGTGGGTCGCACAAATAAAGGACGAGCGGAATGGCGGGACTGGCGGCCTGGTCAACCTATAAACGAGGATTTTTCAGGAAAAGCTCGCCGTCAGTTGTGGTCATGCCCGTCAATGATGGCACCGATCTGTCGTAGACAAAACTACAGGGTGTAGCAGAAAGAATATCCCAGTTTCGGCGGTAGAACAGCTCGATTAGCTGCCCCTCAATGAAACGCGAATGCGTGCCGATATACAGATAGCGAACTTTGCTATCGAGAACGTCCATTGATGCACGGGCTATATCTAACTCTGCGCCCTAACGTCCCAATGCATAAAATCAACGCGGTCGATACCGTCGCATATGGTCGCCAGTCCCACACCGTCGACCTCAACGAATAATGCATCATGCCCTCTGTAGTCGGTTTTGCCAGCTGATTGGGACGCCGCTCCGCCATGGTCAACCGCGCCGACGACGGGAAAATAAAGCGGGCCATCGTGTGACCATGCGGCACCCTCAATGATTTTGACATTGATCGCTTCGTCAGCAAGAAGCCCATTATCCCGCAGATGCCGATGCAGTGCGTCAATTCTCGCTTGACCCGCCTCTACGGCAACGAGATTGATCTGGCTGAAACCCTCGCGCTGGCAGACTTTGCCGATGCTTGAGACCCACGGACCCCAGCCGGCTCCCAGCTCGACAGCGGCAAAGCTGCCGCGGTCCTCGCCTTTTTCTCGAATGGCGGTCAGAAAGGCTGCATACTCCCGATACGATCCATAGACTCCGTCTCCGCCGGTAGGCAGATCTTTTAGTATCTGACCGGCAAGATTTGGATTGTCAGGGAAGAGGCTCGCATCCGTTTTGATTCCCAGCCAGTTTATGAATTTATCAGGCTCCGGCTCACCAATGCAGTCTAGCTTCGCCGCAAATGAAGCGAGAAGTTCGACATCAATGGTCATGCTCGGCCTCCGCAATCTGTCCTTAGGGCACCTGGACAGAAAGAGGCGAGGCGCTGGCCAAGGTCGCCCTCATCTCAGACAGGGCAATGGATCGTGTTTCCCTTGATATCGCAGCCCACAGATACCAAGGCAGTGCAGATAGGCTTCTTTGCGCATCACGATGTCGGCGAGCAATTGTTAAGCGGTAAAGCGCGGACTTCATCCGGTTCCTTTGTACGAACCGCTGAAACTCTAAAGGCGACGAATCGAACAAGTGCCTCAACGCCCCCGTTTGCACCAGTAACTGCGGAACGTCGTGCCCACACCCAGGGACAGTGATCACGTCAACGGTGCAGCGGCTGACAATTCTCTCCGCGCTCCAATGGTCATCGGTCCAAGCTGGATCATAGACCAACCGGGAACCCGGATGAACATCGTCAGCTGAGATCTCCATTCCGCTATGAGCCTCAGCATCGAAAAAACGATGGTAATCGCGGTTCACGTCCGGACCAGTCTCTGCCGGGTCTATGGTGTACTGGGGCGCCAACGAAATCGCTGGCGCTCCAAGCATCGCTGAGAATTTCAATGCAGCATAACCACCTTGGCTATACCCATACGCCCACTTCGGCGCGATACTCGCGGCTTTGATGGCGGCGATGGCCTCAGTAGTCGCCCCGACGGGGAACCAGTTGATCTTTTTCGATACGATGCCGACGGGCCGAAAACCCCTGGAACGAAGAAACGACCGTCCCCAGAAGTCCCCGCCCCCATTATCAAGGTGCGTCGTTGGATTGAAAACCGCGACGACATCCCCTCTGCCGCCGCCATCTACAACCGCAACCTCATCATTCTCAAACAGATACATTTCACCTAGCCGTAGACGTGAATCAGCCTTCAATTATCGCTGAGCTCTTCTTCGAATGCGTCCCAACCAATGTGACGGCCCCATCAAGTCGCCCCTCGCCGATAATGTTGTAATCGCTCGTCCCAGTCTCTTTAATCACTTCTGTCGCCGGGGAACCTGTCTGTTTCCGAGCTGTCCGTGCATGTACGTAGCTATCTCTAGTATTTTCCAGAAGAATTGCAACGCTACCTTGCAAGAGACGGTCATAGTCTCTGATAACTTTGGCCTCCGCCGAACAAGCCGTGCAACCCTTCAACAGGAAAACGTGGCCCATGTTGACGACCATGTCCGCCTGAATACTAGAGTCGGTCATCCCGTTAAACTCAACTCCGACGCCTACACCCGGCAATCCCTCGTACGCGTAACCCAGCCACATGCCGGAAAAATGGATCTCGTAAGCGAGACTGCTACTACCTTTCTTTACGACAATCAGGTCAGTACAGGTGTCGATGACCCCCCCGATCCAAGAGAACCACTTCAGGTCCTTACCGCTGGGGCTTTCGCCAATGAAAACACCAGTGTTTTCGCACCCCAGCACTTCAAGCCCGAAAACCTTCGATCCAGTAACGCTTTCGCCACGGAAGCCGTACCGCTTGCACCCCTGGATTAGGCCTCCCATAACAAGCACAGAGTTCTCAACGACGCTGCTTACCCCGTCCTCCAAGTACAGCCCGTCATAGTTGGCAAGCGATGCCTGTCCATCGAATCTTATGTTGAGAATGTTAGTCTGCCATGAATTTGCCAGACTGAGCGCGCGGCGGCAGGCCCATATTCTGGCGGCAATCGTGCAGTTATTGTTCGCACCAAGCCGAATTCCATAAGCAGCAGCATTTGTATATCCGGGGCCTTGTATCGTCAGACCTTGGACGCCAAATCGTTGAAGCGGCTGGCTCACCGGATCATTCGCTGAGATGCCAGCAAAATTGCCGCCGATGAGCAGGCGAGTCGCACCGTCGCCGTCTCCCTTCAACTCAACGTTATCCGCTCCGGTTACGACTAGTGGCTGGCTGGTCTTGATTTGGCCTGCGGGAAGCCTAATGAACGGCGTTCCACCGGTGTATCGTCCACCGAGGGTTTTGCAGTAATCGATCGCCGCTTGAATTGCAGGCTGATCGTCATCAACACCGTTCATCGGCGCGCCACCCGCGAATTGGCTCATCCGGATGTCAAATTCGATAACTCTCTTTGCGGCCTCGGCGGGTACGCTGGCAGCGCTTGCCAGCCCGGCATTGCTCGGTGTCTTGATCATTTACGCCTCTATCAGATCGCTACATTGCCGCTTTGTTCAAGCGTGCCGGTTCCGTTGTTCTGGATGAATGTGGACAGCCCGGATGAATGGAAATTGTCCTTGACGATGGATGCACCTGTGCCGCTGTTGATCCGCACACCGATGGTCCCGGCCCCGCCGCCCGGCGTGGTTTCGGCGCCCCATTCACCGACCGTGCAACCGATCATCTTGAAGCGGCCGAAGCCGGACGCCAGGTCGATGCATGGCGAGCCATTGGCGTGACGGTTCCAGTCCTGAAAATCGAAGGAAACGAGGTCGAGACCCTTCCCAGCAAACACGATGGCGCTGTCATAGGCGCCGCCGATGCCGCCGCCCATCAGCTTCACGCGCTCAACATTGGTCCCGAATTCGAAGGCATTGCTGCCTAGCGTCGTGTTCGCATAGACCTCGCTCATCTTCAGGTCATAGAGGTCGCTGGCATAGATGCACTTGTCGCCCACGTAGTCGAACTGGCTGTTGGTCAGGTGCACGAACTGGGGCCGCTTGCCGGCGGCCGCCTCGGCATGAATGCCGCGGTTGACCTTCACCATCCGCAACGTGTTCGCGTCGACCGTATGAACCTCGCCGATCAGCTTCAGCGCTGGGCCAGTGTTGGTCAGCGCCGTTTCGGTTCCGGATCCGACAATGTTGGTCGATGTGATTTCCACGCGGTCGACACGATACGCCGACCCATCCACCACAACGCCATTGACGCGGTAGCTTTCGCAGTGCGCCAGCTCGAACAGCACATCTACACCGCCTGCCACGAACGCATAGGATCGTGGGCTGAAACAGGTAACCTGCCGCACCGTCGCACGGCTGAGCCGTGAGAACCGGAACACGTTGCCGCCCGTCCGCTGACTGGCGTCGATCCGCGCCTTTTCGATGGTGAATGCCTGCGTGTCCTGCGCCGTGCTTCCGACCACGAACATATCGGTTGCTGCCGCCAGGCCGACGAAGTTCGCGCCGAACGGCCCGCCTTCCCAATAGGAGTGATAGGGACCGCGCAGCGTGATGCCGCCGATCGTGCCAATGCTGACCGTCGACACCGGAATGTTGCGGTTCGGGAGTTGGATAACGCCGCCGCGCCCTCCGGAGGCCGCGTTCATGTCAGAGATTGCCTGATTGATGAACGAAGCCCAGTCGGTGGCCGAGGAATCGGTAACCCGGCTCATCAGCGACATTTCTGAAAGATCGGTAACGAATATGCTCGTTACCTTCTCCTCGGCCGCCTGTTGCGCGACGTCCGAAACGTCCCCGAAATCAACCGGTAAAGGGTTGGCATAGGCGGCGGCACCCTCGACATAAAGATCGGCCACGCCAGGATCGCTGGAGAGGTGGAGCGTTGCGCCGCTATTGATGACCGTATAGGCAACGCCATCCTTCGGCTGAAGAATGCCGTCGACCCACACGCTGATCAGCGTATGGGCGTTGGCAACCGGCACGGCCTGATCGAGGGCGTAGTCGGTTTGACCAGCGACGGTCGCCCTTTTCAGCTTGATGGCAAGGCGCGACGAGGTGAGGTCTGCAAGCGCATCGAAGGCAGCGGCGGCTGCGGCTGCGGCTGCTTCGGCCTGCGCGATGATCGCCGCGCTCGCCTGGTCGCTGATCAACCGGAATGTCGAGCCGGAGACGATGCCTATTATGATCATGCCGGCCTGCAGACCGCCGGCCGGAGACGGATTGTTGCCGCTGTTCGTCTTGATCGTTAGCGTCGAGCCGCCGTTGAACGAAATTGTAACCGGACTTGCCGTGTTCGTCTCGAAGACGTTCGTCCAGACAAGAGCAGATCCCGAGACCGGGATGCTTGTGGTGGCTTGGATAGCATTCGGTGTACCGGCGCCGACATCGCTCGCGATAATGAAGGAGAACGGGAGATCGCCAGCGCGCACCCACGACCCGGTGCCAGTGCCACCAACTTTGCGGTAGACGCCGTTGTTGGCAGCAATCGGGTCTTCCATGACCCATGCACTACTGTTGACTGCAGGCGCGAGGTCGGCCGTAAGTGCGGCCTTCGTCTGATAAATCTTCCCACCCGAGCCGAAGAAGGCGTTGATGATCGTCTCATAGCCAGTGAGCAGGCGACGAATGTCAGCCTTCTTCGGCCTGTTCTTGCCCGACGAAGGGACGCCATCGGTCACGAAGTCGCGGTAAACGGTATTTGCGGTATCGGCCATGCCTATCCCCATGCGAAGGCGCTCCGGCGGGCGCCAGAGCCGAGATTTCAGGAAAATCGAGAGACGTCTCAGGTGACGATTGCGGAACCAATCGCGACCGCAGCGGCGGCCGTGCCGGATGCATTGATAGCCACGATCCAGCCGTAGCGGGTACCGGACGAAAGACCGGTAATCTCTTTCGAGTCGCTGGCGTTCGGCCCGCCGAGTTCGGTTGCGACCAGCGTGGCCGTACCGAAGTTGTTCGTGGTGTTCAGATAAAGTCTCGAGGCGAAGTAGTTGGCGCTGTTCGGCGCCGTCCAGTTGAATGTCACCTTAGCGGTCCCGCCTGTCAGCGATGCTCCCGTCACGACGCCGGGCGCTACCGGGTCGGCCGTAGCCGTGCGGATCTCGTAGGCGGTAAACTCCGAGCTATTGCCATTCGACCAGGTGCGAAGCCGAAAGCGGTACTGCACACCGTCCGAGAGATAGCCGGAACGTACCTGCGTTTCGCCGGGTTTCGATGTCACCGATCGCGGCGGCTCTGTCTCGGAGGTTGGTTGCCACTCCAACTCATAGATCAGAGAATCCGAGACAAAATCCCAGGTCGCGGAACCATACGCCGCTGTTGCGCCGCCGCTTACGACCTCGGTCGCGATTGTCACGTTGAAGTTCGTCGGCAACGGTATGCCCTGCGGCGGAAGCGGCGTTACGCTTGCACCAGGGGCGCCCTCTTCCGCCACAGCATTGAAAGCGTAGAGATTGGCTGGCACGACAATCCCGGAAAACTCGATCGTCAGGTTCTTCAGTGAGAGCTTAGGCGTTGCAGTGATCTCGATCACGACCTCCGTCAGCCGTGGCGGGAGATGAACCCGGACGAAACGCCGGTATGACACGTTCTTGGCTGCCTCGTAGTGCGCGACGATCGTCACGCGCGGGGCATTTCGGCGGGTGTATTTCAGCTTCTGCAGTCTGGCCACGTGGTTGTGGCTCTGGATCGCCTGGTTATCGACGGTCACCGTGCGTTCGGTATCCTCGCCGGCATAGGGATCACCATAGATCGCCGCATCGACCGTGTTGTAGCGGCTGTTCGGGTCGGTGAACCGGCCGCGCACGGCAAGCACAGTCGAGGCACGCCGCTGGTTGACGTCGTGGGTGCAACGAATGATGTCGTCGGCCGTCAATCGTATATCCGGCTCGACATACTGGCCGGCATGCACGCCAATCAGACCGTCTGGACGCTCGAAGACGACGAGCTCGGCCGCCTCGTCCATCAGACGGCCGACCTGCACTGGATCATTATTCGCCCGAAACCAAAACCCGCCTTGATAGCGCTTCTCCGTTCCGCCTGTCCGGTTCGTCACGTTCTGATCGGCGACGTTGGCGGCATTGATCCAGTCCGGCAGGTACATGTCGGAATAGCTGAGTTTTCCGCCGACCGGATGGCAGAGGTGCCAGAGCCTCATCAACGGCAGGTTCCGGGTAAAGCCCCACGTGTTGTCATCACCCGGGTTATGGCTCGGGTTGCGAGGGTCGAACAGCAAGGCGCCATCGATCACCGCCGAGTGCTGCGGCATCTGGTTCGGGAACACCTTGAGGTAGTTCTGGCTGTTGGCTGTAACGCAGCGCATCAGCACCGTGGCGAGCCCGTCGCCGCGGTGGTTGCTGCTCCAAATTGTCGGGAAAGCCGTGACCATGGCTGCATACGCGGTTTCGGCATCAAGACCGAGCCGAGTGTCAATCTTGACGTAGTCGTTACCATTGTAATGATAGTTTGCCGGGAGCGTGACGACGCCGGAACTCACGGTCACCGCATCGTCGTGCAGATAGTGCTGCACATAGCCGTGGATGCGATGGGCAGCCATGATGAGCACGTGATAGGCAACGCCGGCTGCCTCCTCGAGCGCTGCATAGTCGCTGCCCTTTTTCACCCGCCCGAGAACGAAGGTGAGCGGCGGAACAGCCTGCTTGAGGTTATAGCTGCCATCTTCCGGCTTCGGAACGGAAGGCTTCTGCACGAACAGGCCTTGCAAGGCCTGCGCACCGAACGCGAGGCCGGCGTAGGCAAGCGCATACGTGCCGAGGTAAAGCAGGTTCGCGCCGACGACCGACGTCGCCACCGACGAAACAATAAGCGCGGTCAGTTCGATCACACCAGGCATCAGATCATCCAGATTGCGAGAGGTGCCGCCACCATCGGCCCGACACTTTTCTTGAAGCGCACCAACCAGCGCTCCCCGTCATGGATCGCGCCGAACTGGCGGTGAATGTTGTTGGGCGAGCCAATGACGCCGATCGCGCCGCAGGCGGGATCTTGTACGCGCCGCCCATCAATTCGGCCGACGCAATCGGCGACGAGGGGAAGGACACCGCCGGCATGGTCGACGATCAGGCGGAAACCATCGTCGTTGTCATAGGTCCCGCGCAGATGCGCCGCCGGATCCGTATGACCGAGCCACAGCGCCCAGGACGCAAGGAAGAGGCAGCAATCGACATCGACGCCCGGCCGCCACGGCTTCTCACCATAGGCGCGGATGAACGCAGCTAATGCGCTTTCCATGCCAACAACACGCTTCGAAAAAAGAGGAATGCAGCGATTAGCGACAGCGACGCCAGAATCAAACTTGGAGCCTTTGTGAGGCCGAAGTACTCGCAGTGCATCAGCGTCGAGGTCGCGACATCTAATGCGCCGGAATAGACCAGGACGTACACCACGATTGTTTGCACGACTGGATTGTTCCAGGGAGGTAGCATCTAGGACCTCACCAATTCGGCCAACGGATCGTGTTGTCGATCTGAAGCGGTATGCGCTCGCAGAACCGATCCGGCGGTGCTGTCGGGTTGAGCACCTTCGACCGCGCCTTCTGATCGACGTCGGAAAGCACCGCGCCGTTGGTCAGCGTCCGGAGAGTAAAGCGGTTCGTGATCTCAACGGTGATCGTCGAGAGGATCTGATCGTTGGCCGCCGCATCGTCGAAGATGATGTCGTCGATGGTGCCGGTGAACTTGATATCGGGCGAGCCGACCGGCTGATCGTACCCGTCGCAATCCTGGATCAGGATGCGGACCCGCGTCCCGATGACCTCGCCGTCCTGATAGTCCGACCAGATGACGTTCGACAGTTCTTGATCGATACCGGATAGAGCCAGAGACAGCGTGAACGCTTCGGCGTTGATTGCCAGTTCGATCTGGTCGAGCGCCGTTTCCGTCAGCACGCATGGCCGCCAGATGTTTCCGTCGAGGTCGATGAAGAGCCCGCCCGATCCGTCCCAAAGCCGAATGGTCTTCGACGGGAAGTCGAGCTGAGCGAGGACGCGCAGAGACTTGATCATCACGCCACCAACGAGGCCCAGTAGTCTGTTGCTTCGACGAAGCTAAGAGAGCGCTGCTCGAACTCGATCGAGTTGACGCCGGCATCCATGCCGCGATCGTCGACGAGATGGCAGAGGCATGTCGGCTCATCGAATTCCAGATCGCTACCGGCAGGGATCAATGCGCGTACCGCGGGAGAGATCGGAAGGGTCCAGATGTCACCATCGATCGATATCGCCGGCCCCGTCTTGTAGAGGGCATGCTCGTAGGAGAAGCGAACGCCGACCAGGTCAGATGCCGCATTGATGATGCGGAGACGGATCGTGGTGGCACCGATCGGCGTCACGCCGTCGGTGACGACCGAAATCGCGCCCTGCTGATACTCGGTGTCGTCGGCGAACGGCGCGTCGTCATCATGCGGCACGAGCCCGACAGGCTCATATTCGCCTGAAACATATGGGGCCGTGTCGCGCGACCATGCCGGGACAGCGATCAGACCGGAACGACCGCCGAGCTTCTGGCTAATGGCCTCCCAGGTCCGGCGCTGCGCCATGTCAAAGGTCGCGATATCGACGAGATCGATCGCCCAATAGCCGAGATCGGTCCTGGTGGCCGGTTCAACGCCACCTAGAGAACGCCCGCCGGAGCGGGTATACGGGACAATGTTCGGCCGGCACTCCTCAGGGGTGAGGAGCTCGACCGGCCACACGAGAATGTCAGCCATGCTCAACTGGTCCTGTAATCGCCACCGGCGGTATCGCGCTGGTATTTCGCCATTGCTGCGGGGGCCGTTTCGTTCGCCCTGGTGACGGACGCCGCGACGATCTGGGGCGACGCTTCCTTGATCTTCTGACCGGATACCTCGCCGGCCACCTCGGTCATGACCGGCACGAGGTTGCCGTTCCGGACCTCATTGATGGTCCGGACGACGATGACGCCGCCGTTTTGTGGCGCGGGCTGCATCGGCGTGACGTAGCCGCCGGACTGGTAGCCGTTGCCGTTGGCAGCGCTGTGCATGCGCTCAAGGTTGCCGATCCCGATCTTCTTGGTGGCCCGGGCGTTGAAGACGTATTCCTGGCCGTGGACGATACCGGCCGCCCTGCCCGTCGCGCCGCTACCGGTGTAGCCGCCCGACCTGAAGCCGAAGATCTTGCCAATGCCGCCGAGCAGCCCGCCGAGAAGCCCTCCTCCGCCGCCTGCCGAAGCATTGCCAGCCGAGAACAGCGCGTTTACGAGCTCGTCCTCGACCTTGCTGATGATCTTGTCGAGGACGTTCAGCGCCGCCTTGCCGAAGGATTGCCAGAGCCCTTCGCCGTTCGCTAGGCCGGAACGCAGATCCGAGAGGAAGCCCTTCGTCGCGTCCTTGGCGAAATCGAGCGCTTCCTTTGCCTGCTTCGTCGCAATCTCGGTCGCGGCCATCTGCTGAGCAAGACCGGACAGTTCCGCCTTCTGCGCTGCTGTAAGCTCGATGCCCTTCTGCTGCGCCTGGTTGAGGAGATCGGTCTCGTACTTCAGCGCGGCGGCCGACTGCTCTGTCATGCCGAGCGCTTCTTGCTCAGCATTGAGCGACGCAATGCGGCGGTTCGCACCGTCGACGATGTCCGAGTACTTCTCGGCTTCGGTCTTGCCGCCGCCGCCCTTTTTCTTCGACTTGTCGTCGACCGTCGTCAGGTCCTTGGCGAGTTCCTTCAGCTTCGACGAGGCAGCTGACGCGCCCTTGGTGACGGCTGTCCCGATGGTGCCGAGATAGTCGGCGGTCAGGTCATTCTGAAGCGTCTTGTTGCGCTCGCGGACGGCGCCGGCTAGCCGACCTGCTGCCTCATTGGCGATCTCATCCAGCTGCGGCGCTTCGATGAAGTTGCTAAGGCCGCTCGTGTTGCCGAGGATCTTCTCGACGTCCATCCCGGTGCCAACGGCCGCGCCGGTCTTGAATACGGTCTGGACGCTGCGGATCAGCCCGTTGATCGCGTTCACGCTCGCCGAGACGATCGCGTTGACGGCTTTGATCGCCATGTTCGCTGCGCCAATGGCAGCCGCGCCGATCACGTCGGGGAACTGGGCCCAAAGGAATTCGAGGTCGTGGAACGCCGCGACGAAAGCACCGATGACGAGGTTCGCCCCATCCTTCGCCGAGCCGACGATGTCGACGCCGAAGATCTGGGTGAGTTCGTCACGGAAGACGTTCGCTGCGGCAACTGCCGCCACCATGCCCAGCACGAGCGCGCCAGCGGGGTTCGCGGCTGCCATGGATGCAGCAGCCCCGATCGCCGCGACGGAAAGCCGTCCGAGAAGTGCGATCAGGCCTATGACGCCTCCTATGATCGCCGGAGCATAGAGCAGAGCGAGTCCGGCCGCTGCCGCGGCGGCATACGGGGCGATCACGACGAGACCATTGGCAAGCATGGTCAGCGCCGACGCGGCAAGCTTGCTCCAATTCACCATCTGAAGGCCAGCGGCAGCCAAGGCCACGATGGCGATCGTCGCCAAGCTGACAGGCGAGATGACGGACAAGAAGGCTTCGCCGAGCGCCCTCACCGCGCCAGAGGCCCCCATGGGACCGAGAACGGCGCTGATCTGCGTACCCTGCTGCAAAGCGATCTGTAGCGGGCTCATCGACATCGCGGCGGAAACGCCGATGTCCTGGAACTGGGCAGCGAGGTTGCTGACATGGCTGGCCGCACCCTGCACGCCCTTGATGTTCTGGTTCGCCGCTTGGTTATGAACTCGCAACGCGCCAGCGGCCTTGTTGGCTGCCACCGCTTCTGCATTCAAGGCCGTGGCGTGCGCGTTGGCAGCCGTTGCCGCCATTTGTCCGGCTTTGCTGCTGGACGGTCCGATACCTTCGACCGCAGCCTCGACACGCTTGGCCGCGCCGGTGAGCTTGTCGAGTTTGCTGGTGGCCTGATCGACGCCGGTAGTTTTGGCCTCGATACCGAGGGAAGCTAGTTCCATGTCAGTCCCCCGAGCGCTTAACAACACGGCGATTCCTCGCCGCCCCGCGTATCCGTAGCTTCGCCTCGGCGACATCAGCCTCCGTCGTCTGACGGTGCTGAACGTCTGGCTTGCCGGTCTTGTTGATGATGGACAGGACCACCTGATCCATTCGGCGGATCACGGACAGTTCCCAAGGGCTGATCGCCGCTCCGGTGAGGCGGCAGAAGGATTCTACCTCTCCGAAGCTGATGGGGTTGGCTGCGAAGCCGGATTGCCGGCTGTTGTGCAGTTCAACGAACCAATCCCAGATGTGGATGCCGAAGACGGGTTCTTCGGGCGGGGGATCATTCTTGCGCCGTGGCGCGAAAAGCGCAGCCGCAAAGGCGATTAAGTCCTCTGCGACCGCTTCGTAAAATTCGCGTCCTCGTCGGCGGCCTTGTCGACCTGCTCGGCGATGAAGAAGTACCGAGGATCCGAGATGATCTGCATGATATTCTCGGGCGTGCACTCAACCGGCGTCTTATCCCGGGTCATGTTCCAGGAGACGATCGAAGCCGCGACGATCTCGTTCGTGCGCTCTTCGACCTCCTCGACGGTCCCGACCTTCTTCGGGTTCTTCTTGTTCTCGCGGATGGCAGCGTTCCCGAGGCGGCGCTGTACCCGCTTCACCCGTTCCGATCGGTACGAGACGACATCGATCACCAGGCCAATCTTCTCGCCGCTGGTGGGGTGGAGGATTTCGAGCGGAAACGCCTGCTCGAAGTCGAAGGCGATTTCCTTGTCGAACTTGGCAAGATCAAACATGAGGGCTCCTTAGATGACGGCCGGCTCGACGGTGAGGATCTCGGTATTGATACCGATGTTGAAGGTGCGGCGAAGCACGTTGTCGCCGGCGCCGACCTGCTTTCGAGCCGACATCACGAGACAGCGGAAATAGTCGACGCTGTTGGAATAGGTCGCGTCGGGAGCGTCCTCGTACTCGACCTTGATGTTGTATTGGAACTTCGTCTTCTCCGCGTCGCGAAGCGCCTGCTGGCCGGCGTCGAATGGATCATCGCCGACGACCAGCGCAAGTGTGCCCGCATCCCGAGCGCCCTTCAGGTGGCGAACACGGCCGTCGGACAACGACTGGAAGGTAACGTCTGCGGATTCGTCGCCTATCTCGCCGCCGTCCTCGACTTCCTTGATCTCGACCCAGGTCAGGGCCTCGAAGGCAGCGATCGCGGCTGCATCGCCGCTGGCATACGGAATTGCGGTGGTGCCGCCAATGAAATAGCGGGCCCCAGTGGCCGTGGTGATCGTCATGGGAATGGTTCCTTGCTGTTAGGCTGCGAAGGTTTCGTAGGAGATGGTCACAGGGACCATGAGGGAGCCGTTGGCTGGCGGGAGCGGGATTGCGTAGGGTTTGCGATTGACCTTCACCTTCACGCCGCTCTCGTAGAGGATCAGGTCTTTCGGGAAATGTGCGACGATCTGGTCGGCGCGCTGCAACGGTATGATGATGCCGGTACCGCTGCTGAAATGAACGTTGACCTGCATAATGCCGCGATGTTGCTGACGCCCTGGGCCGACGGTACGGGTCCGGGTCGGGCTCGGCAGAAACACCACCTCGAGATAATCCTTTGGCTTCGTCTGCCCCGCTGGCGGGAAAGGAACGAACGGCCCGGCGATCGGCTGGGCTGGGGTGAAGGTTAGCGCCTGCAAACGAGTGATGAGCGCGAGCCAGATGTTGGCTTCCGTTGGCATTCGTGTAATCCTTCCCGGCGATGGCCGATAAGCTTTCCGACGATCAGGTCTACGAACGTCTGCATGCCGCCTACCTCGCCTTGGGCCGGGAGGACGGCGAGACCGTGCGGGGCGATACCGCCCTGAAAGCGGCGCGAAGGGCCTTGCTGCTGCTTCAGATGGGTCATGTCGCCGCCCAGGACAGCGGTTCAGATGAGAACCGGGCGATTAAAGCCCGAGACGACGCTTCAACTCCGACGCCTTCTGATTGACGATGCTTTGCCACTGCTGGGCAGCGCTGCGGACGAACGCATCGGGCGCCTGGCCGTTTGCGCCGAATTCGCGGTGGACTGCGTATCCGGCGGTGAAGCCCACATAGATCGTGTCGGTGACGTCGGCGCCGAGAATGACGGCCTCGATCTGGCCGAAGTCCAACGCGTAGTTTTGACCGGCGACGGGGCCAGACTGACTTTTGATCGTCGGCATCGCCGTGGTTGACGCCAGCGCAGAGGCGCGGAGAAAACCGGTATCAACCCGCATCCGCCCGCCTGCCCCTGTCGGCTTCAACATCTCCTCGGTGACGTCGTGCACCGATTCCTTGAAGACGGCTTCGACCGCGCCCGGGACCTTCTCAGCAAAGGCCGCAACCGTTGCGGCGAACGACAGCTTTGCCATCAGACAGCCTCGGCACGGAAACGGCGCACGACGGCCCCGATGTAATCGATCTTGTATTCCAGCCGGCAACGGCAGCCGGAAATCTCGCTGACCGGCGCGCGCGGATCGCCCGGGTAGCGGAGGAGCGCTCCGGACGGGCTCTGAAACACCTCGTCGATGCCTACGGCCTGACCATTCAGGACGCGGTGCGTGTGGCGAACGCGTTTGTCGCCCGCATCTCGCCATATCTTGGTCACGTCCTGCGCCTGGACCTTCCCGCCTTCGATCTGCTGGCGCATTGCCTCATCGCGGGCCGAGCCGAGGGCCATCATGGTCTCGGTGCGCGCCAGCATCTCGCCGCGGAGAAGCAGGTTCTTGTCGCGCAGCCTACCGATGATCCGCGTGAGGTCGTCGCCGGTGATCGGCTTTCCCTCGCGCATGGCCGCCGCGATGGTGCGGTCGAAACGCTTGTCTCGGGTCTTGAGCTCGAAGTACTCGCCCATCAGCTTCGGGTCGCCGGACGCTAGATTGACGCGCGCCCGCTCGATGAACGCGATCTGGTGGCGGGTGAGGCCGATGACGCCGCCCTCGCGCTGCTTGGTCACCCGGTTGACGCGGCCGACGACGTCGAGCGCTGTCGCGCGAGGGTTCGCGCCTCGGGCTAGACCGGCTTCAAGCGCCTGTCGGATGCCCTGCCGCTGATCGTCGGTGATGTGAGTGACCATCGTCGACGACAATTCTCGCAAGATCGCCTCGGCGGCCGGGTTGCGAACACCGAAGCGCCAGATGACGCGGTTTCCTTGCGGGTCCGTCACCTTCGGCAGTTCGGCGACGGCGTTCGTGCCGCCGGCGTTGAAGGCCTCCTGCAGCGCGATTTCGAGAGCCGAGAAAGCCTCGGGCTCGATCTGCATGGCCTCGATCGCTCCGCTGATGTCGCCACGCTCAAGCCGCTCGATGACGCGTGCAAGGACAATCGATGAGCGGATCTCGTCGAAGGACTCACGGAACGCGGCAGCTAGCCTCGGCTCGAAGGTGGCAAGGAGCGTGTCGAAGTTCATCAGGCGGAGCGGCCCAGGATGGCAATCGTGTACTTGTTCGAGGCGCCGGCCGCATTGGTGATGCGGAGGATGTCACCGGTCGACGGTGTGACCGCTGCGAGGCCATCAGCATCCGGCGAGCCGATCGCGTACCAGCCACCCGGGCAGATGGTGGCAACGGCTGCCGTATAGCCGGGAATGCCGCTGGTGCTACCGCCGATGGTGAGGTCGGTCGTGTTCGGTGCGCCGTCCTTGCCTTCGTTCTTGATCAGGATGGCGACGACCTCGGCCATGACAATCGAGGCGCCGAGCGCGTCAACCAAGGAGCCCGCGACGTCGATATCGTCGTTCGCGCCCGAGGCGACGGTGCGCTCGGCGACATAGGCCAGGTTGACCTTGTTGGCCGTGGTGCCGTTGGCGAGCGCCTTCGAGAAAGCTGTGGCCGCCGACCAGAACGGGCCCGACGAGAAGGCATTGCTCCCAGCCTGCGATACAGACAGGGACATATCGAATTTGGCACTGACGGTCATTGCGGTATCCTTCTGATGTGTTGACGGAGAGCGAGGGCCAAGGACGTCTTCTCAGCCTTTGGTGCCATGGACACCGCCCAGGAGAGCAATATGAGCGACAGGATGCTCCGGAGGTCCGATACCAGTTGCTTCACGCCGGAACCCTGCCCTGCACGATGAAGACGACGGCCGTGACGCCGTCGTATTTGTTCGGGTCGCCATTCACGACGGTATATTCGGTACCGTTGGCGGTGACGACGTCGCCGACGGTCGGCTCGATCGCCAGCCCGACGGACGAGATGTAGATCTGCATGTCGCCTGTGCGGATGTTCGTTCCGTCGATGTAGCGGGCCTCGTAGGCCATCGGGACCAGGGTGGCCGGGTATGGCGTGGTCACCGGCTCGCCGCCGAGCACTGGATCGGGAGGCGTGATGCGGGTGACGACGCCGGCCTGGCCGAACTCGGTGATGAGTTCGTGGGCGGTCGCCTGCATCTCTGCATAGTCGAATGTAGCCATCAGCAGCCAACCGACATGAGGCCGACGCACACGAGGCTGTCGTCGCGCAGGAACGGCGCCAACATGCCATCGACGATCGAAATGATGGGGGTGAGGTCCGAGCCGGTCTCGCTGTCGTCTGACGCGCTCTGGTACTCGACCTCAAGCTGGCCGACCTTCTTCCGCTTCATGCGGGTGGCGCCGGAGCCGACGACAGACAGGCTGCCGGGCTTCAACGCTTCCTGGTAGGCCGCATAAAATGATGCGTTGATGACCGCGGCGGGCACGCTGTCGGACGGGATCAACTGCCCGCTCACGATGGCGCCCTCGCGCGGCCACTGGCGTTCCTGATCGTAGGCCGCGATGCGACCGACGAAGCGAGAGCCGTACACAGAATCGATGTACTGGCTCCCGCGATTGCGCAGCACGGCAGGCGACGGCGCACCACCAGGGAGCGCGTAACCGTTCTCTGTCAGCCACGCCTGAAACGTGCTGTCTTCGCCATAGCCTGCCATAGAATGCCCCTTACGGCTGGGTTGCCAGTTCTTCGAGGGCGGCGACAATCTCCGCCTTGCTGTCCGGCGTCTTGTCGCCGAGCAGCTTCTTGGCAGCCGCCTTGAAGGTCATGAACTGGCCGGACGCCATCTTCAGCACCTCGGCGGCTGTCTTCGTCTCGCCGTCGTCGGTTGCCGCCTTGCCAGAGCTCTCGCCGGCAGCACGCACCTTGTTCATGAGCCAGGCCGGCACGGTGTCGCCATCAACATCGATGACGGCGCCGACCTCGACGCGATTGCCTTTGGCGTCATGGACGCCCTTGTGAATGACTTCCAATTTCATGGTGATCCCCTTCGGGTTTGGTCGATCAAGCATGAGAAGGGGCTGATGCCCCTCCCCGTTAGCTCGATACAGCCAGGCCGCACTGATCCTTGGCGTCGTAGCGGACCTGGACGGCCGCGGCGGCCATGGTGACGAAGTTGTAGTCGTCTTCCATGTTGGCGCGGAACTGGGCCCGGGTGCTCACAGGCATGCCGTTGAGGACCTGCACGACGTCGCGACGCTTGACGAGAGCGATGATCTCGTTTGCCGCGACCTTGGACGCCGGGATGATCTCGCGGACGCCCTCGATTTCGCGAATGCGCTGCAGGATCGTCTTGTTCGGATACTGCGTGGAGTAGTCCGTGTTCGACGCGTAGAAGACGTCATCCCAGTTCATGTAGAGGGTCGTCGGCACCCGGAAATTGTCGCCGTGGAGCAACTTCAGAGTGGCGATGATCTCTGCGGCCCACTGCGGGCCGGTCGCGCCGTTGAGCGTGACGCCGGTCGAGCGGGTGTTGCGCTTCGGGTGGTTGCGCAGGCCATAAAGCTGGTCACCGCCGACCGAGATTTTCGCATCGCCGTTGAGCGCGATATCCTCGAGCTTTTCGGCCACCCGACGATTGGCGTTGTTACGCGCGGCCGGGTCGAGCGAGAAGTTGTTGGCGCGGGCGGCTTCGACCTGGCGCCAGCCGAAGGAGAACGTGCTGTCGATGATCGGCAGCGGCGTTCCATGGTAGTCGTAGACCGGCTGGTCGGTCTTGGCCTTGGAGCGGCCGTCGAGCGAGATGTTGATTTCGCCGCTATCGCTCACCGTCTGGAAGAGGTGGTGAACGATGCCGATCGGAACCGGCGTGGACACGGATGCGGCGAGGTCGTTGAACACGACGAGGATGTCGCGCTGGATCTCGACGGAATCGCGGTCGATCTGCTCCCAGAAGTACTTGGGAAGCGGAAGGGCGTTGCCAAGCATGACCGTGCCGGCGCCGTTGGCCAAGGCGGTCTGGCGGGCATTGAACTCGCGACGATTTGCGAGGATTGCCGCCGACTGCTGTTCGGTGAAACGAAGCATGTTCGATGATCTCCTTTAGGCGGCCGTCGCCTTGTCGGCGATGCGGACATCAGCCAGCGCGCCAGCGGCGAAGGTGCCCGGCTGATCGCAGAAGGCGACGATGGTGTTTCCGGTGGTAGCCGCCGCGAGGCGACCGTTGGCGTCGACGGTCAGGCGCTGGCGCAGGGTATAAGTGCCGGCTGCCATGCGGGCCTGGTAGATTTCGCCGGACAGCGCCTCGTAGGCGATGCCGGTTTCGCCAGAGGCATAGGCCGTCTCGACATCCTGATCCATGAACCGGCGATTGCCGAGGACATAGAGCTTGGTGGTCGCGTCAGCGGCGACTGCCTGGGTGAGCGCGGTCGCCGAGGCGACGACGAGAAGGCCCGGAAGGTAGGCACCGGCGACGGGCAGATTGACCGTCTGCGGCTCCTTCGCGATCGGGCCGCGGTAGATGACGTTGCCGGACATTACTTACCCTCCTTCTTGTCGAGGTTGGAGTTGAGGTCGTAGCCGGCCCATTCGTCGGATTCCTGCGAACCCTTGAATGCGCCGTTGAGGGCGGCGGCCTTGCCCGGTTCGGCCTTGGCGGCGAGCTCGCGCAGCGCGTTGAGCGTGAGCTCCTTCGCGGCGCCTTCGGTGAGAATGTTCGCCTTGACGACCTTCTCGACGAGACCGGCCTTCTCGGCTTCGTCCTTGGCCTTCTGGTTGGCGACCATCTCGGCCTGCTGGTCGAGGACCGGCTTGAGCGCGGTAGTCACAGCGTTGGCGATGGTTTCGCCGATCTTTCCCATGCCTTCCGAGAGGGTCTTGACCTCATCGGAAAGCGACTTGAACTGCTCGTCAGAGACAGGCATGTCGTCTTCCTTTCGATTGGTTGAGGGTTCCCGCTCGGATATGCCAAAGGCATCCAATATCGCGGCTTTCCATTTATCGAGGAGGCCCGCCCGCTGGCGCTTCTCCAGGGCTCGGGCGAGGGAATCCATCGCCCAATCGATGTCACGCTCTGCCTCTTGAACGGCCGAGTTGATGACCTCGATTTCTTCTTGCTCGCCATTCGCGTTGACCAGCATGCCGACGCCCTGGTCAGGGGTGGCCGCGCCAACCTCGCCGAGGAGGATGGCGTCGTGGTCGAACTCGATGTTGCGAGCGATGTGCTTGTGATCGGCGGCATTGGCGACCGCCTCAAGATTGGCGAGGAGACCGGTCGAGGTGTGGACGGGCTCACCCTTTTCGATGGCTGCAAGAACGTCCTTGCCGCCCTGCGAGCGGTTAGCGACCTCGACGTCGATCACCTTGTCGAGAAAGACGCGGCCGTTCTCGCGGCGGATGTTCTCGTTCCAAGCGCCGATGTAGCCGATGTTAAGGCCCTCCGGATCGCGGGCAGAAACGAACTTCCCGTTGATCATGGGATGACCGAGCGGCGCCGGCGTCCGGTTGAGGCTGGCGAAGCTCTTGCCGATCTCGTCGGCCGGGTACTTGATCCCGTTCATGATGACGTCGTCGGGGAGCGTGGCGCTGGGGACGATGACGACGTCACGGCCGTTGCGCTTTTCCTTCCGGACAGCCTTGGTGTTCGCAACGCTGCGAACGTTGACGCGGACGTGCTTCATTCTTCGGTGTCCTCTGGGTTGGTGCCGAGCGCATCACGCGTTTCGTCGTCGGTCGGCTCGTCCCGATACTTTTCCTCGTCCGTAAGGGGTTCGAGGTCGACGGCGCCGCGGATCTCGTCGTCTGTGAAGACGATGGTCGATCCGCCCATTTTCTGGTTTGTCTCCGCCATCTTGAGCGCGCGATCGAACTTCTCGGCCTTGGTCGGCTCGGTCAGGTCCTGCCATGACAGGAACCAATCTTTTTCGGGCAGGATGCCGAACCGCTCGAGGCGGTTGATCAGTTCCATGATGTTCGGCACGACCTGGCTTGTGCGGCGCGACATGCAGGTCTGAGCCCACTCGCGCGCGTCCTCGGTCGATGCCCTCTCGCCCGTCTGCGAGCCGATCAGGATTTTGAGCGGGATCTCGATCGAGGCAGCAAACGACTGCAGCGCGATCGCGAAGAAATGCTCAGGTGACGGAAGCGTGATGCCGAGGGTCTTGGCTTCCATGCCTTGGACCATCAGCAGCTTGTCAAAGCCCTTCTGCCAGTCCTCGACCTGGGCGTTCATCTTGTCGACCAGGTCCTCGACCTTGACGCCCATCATGCGGGCCATCTCGGCGAACTTGGCTTCCTTGTCCACCTGCAGGACGGGGGCCGATTTGGCATTCTTCCAGAAGCCCTCGCCGCCGGCGCCGATGACCTTCTCAATGGTGATCAGGTCGTTGTAACCGGGCTCAAGCGCCGAACTGCCATGAACCGAGCCGTCCTCGGACCAAATGATGACGCGGTCGGGGTGCACATCGAAGGAGCGCGCGTTGATCTGCCCCCTTGTGTTCTCCTGCACCTCGGCCTCGATGAACTGAAACATCAAGGGCTGGCCATAGGTTTCGGAGGTCTCGTCGGTGTCCCACTGCGAAACCTTCAGCTGGCCTTCCCATGCAGGGATGATCTCAGCGAGGCCTTTCAGGCCGCCAGGCACACGATCGACCGGCTCATTGAACCGCTTGCTGTCGGCAAGGCGAAGGATGACGCCGGAGTACGCCCCGACCATCGATCGGCGATCGGCATCGCGCAGGCGCTGCCAAACGCGAAGGTCGCCAAAACGCTCGCGGATGTCCTTTTCAAGGGGCGTTTCCTCGGTGGCGCCCTTCTGCGAGCCGTCCCGCTCCTTTTCGAGGAGGAACGGAGGCACCTGCCAGACCTTGCCGATGGTCTTGTCGACGCCGGCATTGCCGATGCCGTTGCGCCGGTACATGTCGTAGAAGTTCTGGAAGCTCAACGCGACCGGATAGCCGAAGTCCTTGTAGTGGTTGTGCTTCGTCTCCTGCGGGAAGTAGCCGGGATACATCACGTCCAGACGGCGGGCCGCGTTGACGAGCATCTCCACGGCCAGGGCACTCGCCGCCGCCTTGTCGTTTTCGGTCATCGGTGCCTCTTCGATAGGAACATGACGGCGGCCGTGCCGTAATCACGAGGTGCGAAGGCCATAACGAAGCCGTCGGCGAGGTTGGGCGAAGGAACGTCGCGCTTGCTCAGGTCCTTCTTGCTCTCAACCTTCGAGCGGCCGGCGTTGTCGTAGTCTTTGCGAGGTGTCGCCAGTTCGTCGATGAGGCGGTCGAGGTGATCGCACTCGCTCGAAATGGCGATGATGTCGTCAGGGGCGAACTGATGCCCGTTGATGACGGCGTTGTAGGTGTTGCGGAACCGGCGGGAGACATCCCACCACGTCTGAGCCTTCAGGTTGGCGTAGAAGTCCTTATTGGTCGGGGCCTCCGGATCGGCCTCGTCGATCCGATCGTCGGGATTGAGTACGGCGCCACCGGCGTTGAATTTGTAATAATCGACCTGGGCGCCATGCTCTTCGTTGAGCGCTTGGAAGTGCGCGCCAGCGAAAGCCCCTACCCCGATGCAGTCATAGTCGATCGTGGCGCCGAGCGTCCGCGCCAAGGCGTGGACCCGACCGGCAGACTTGAGCAGTTCGTCTTCTCGGGCCTTCCACTCGTCGACGTGGGTTGCGAGGAAGCCGTGGGCGGCTACCGCTGCGTTCTTGTCATCGCCGCTGTCGGCGACGTCGAAGCCGACACGCTTGATGCCAACTGGTTGAATGCCGAGCTTTTTGTGTGCGTCGAGCGCCGCATTAATCCATGACCGCTTGATGATGACCGCGTCATCGTCTTCCTGCGGCTCGCCCAGATAAATGTGGCGATACTCGTCCTCGTCTTCGGCCCTCTTCGCCTCGATGACCTTGAGCATGGTCGCTGAGAGGAACGGGTTTTCCGTGTAGTTGATCAGCCGCTTGATCGTGTCAGGCGGCGTGTTGGTCACGAACCGGCGGTAGACGAAATCCGTCATCAGCCGCGGGTTGAAGATGATCCAGAACTGAGACCCTTCCTTGCGGAGCGTCGGCTCAAGGATGTCCCATTGCTCCTGGGTGAGGTTGTGTGCCTCCTCGATCCAGCAAATATCGATGCCTTCGAGGGACTTGATTTCGTCGATATGGCGCCAGAGGCCATAGAACATGAACTCAGAGCCGGTGCGCTTATGCCGGATCGAGTTCTCGGTGATGACGAACTCGTTTTGGAGGCCGAACCGCCCAATCTGGATCTTCAGAAGGGTGTAAACCGATTCCGCGATCTTGTTCTGAAACTGGCGGGCGCAGAGGACGCGTATCCTGCATTGCGTCGCCAGGAAGATTGCGAAGCCGGCGGCGTCCCAGGACTTCGAGCTTGACCGCCCACCATAAAGAACCCGGTTGCGCGCCGGGGTGAGCCAGAAACTACGAAGAGCCGGGTTTAGTGTCGCTGTAGAAGTCTGCAAGGGTACGCACCTCTACAGGGCCGCCGTCAGGACCGGAGATCTGTCGCCGGTTCGTGTAACTGTCCCCTACTTCCTTGGCGGCCTGCTCAAGCAGGTTGGCCGCCAACACCATGTTGCCCTGGGTCTCTGCCTTGTCTGCCATGCGCTGAAGAGCGCGGAGACGAACGGCGCGATGGCTGATCGCGATCGAGGCGGTATCCTCAAGGAAGGTCTTGCGGGTCTCCTCGAAGAGCATACGAAACCGTTGCGAGAGCTTCTGCCCTGCCCGCTTGGTCGGATCGTAAGCTTCTACCGCCTGCGAACTGATGACGACATCAAACTCGGCCTTGACTGCCTTCGCTACGACGGCTGGACTGTCGAAACACGCGAGAGCCTGCACTACGTAGGTCTTTACCTGTTCGGAATACTTCGGATTGGCCATTGAACTGTAAAGGCTCCATCAAGGCTCCCATAGGAGGCACCTTTGGAAGACGCAGAGATCGAACGACGCGCCAGACAACTTTGGACCAAAGAAAATCCAGGGCGGCCGTGGCGTCCTTGTCGCCCTGCGGGAAAAGGCGGCCCAGATGAAGGTCGAGCACGAAGCGACACAGCAAGGCCAACCCTAAAGCGTGCTACCCAGGAGAAACTAATGCGAAAGAGCTTGGCTGAACGCCGCGCGGAATATGTAGAACGGCTTGCAACCATTGATGCTGACATCTCTGACTACGAAAGCGGCGTTTTCCAGATGAAAGGCAAGCGTCTAGGTGGTGACTGGGTTGACGAAACGCCAAGGCTTTTGGCGCAGTGCAAACACATGAAGGCGCAGTACGAGAGCTTTATTGCAGACATCGACGAGCGGATCGAAGCCGGCGAAGAGTAATGTTCCAACCTCTACCCTCTCCTGAGGGCACAAGTTGAGACATCGGGGAACCGGGCCAGAGGTCCGGCTCCCTATTCAGGCATGCGGGATCAGCAACGCATTCGATCAGCGTCGAGACTGAGGCCGTGGGTGGCGTAGCTCTCGCGGTATACGGGCTTGAGAGAGCCGACGACGCGATAGGCGGTGAGCCCGAGGCCCTGCAGGGAATGCCAGGTGACGCTGGTGCCATATCGAACGACGGCGAGCGCGAGAGACGCGATAACGACCGCCGCGGCTGCGATGAGGTCGGCGATCACAAACAGGCGGCTGTAGGCGAATGCGAAGCGATGATAGCGCATGCGGGTTCCTTTCGGCATGGTAACACGATGGTTCAGGCTCCACGGTTCGAACGTGGGGTGTCGGTACCAAAGACCGATGCCTTACCGCTTGGCTAAGCCTGAGAACTGGTTGCGGAGACAGGATTCGAACCTGCGACCTCCAGCTTATGAGGCTGGCGAGCTACCGGGCTGCTCTACTCCGACTTGAAATGGATTGCCGGGCTACCCTCCCGGCTGGCCGCTGGGCCTTGACGGCGTCACCCTCAGGTGGCCAAGGCTCCATGAAGTCGGGGCGCAGCGGCTTCCCCTCAGATTTCCGCAGCGGGGGATAGGCCACTCCCCTTTCTCAGCGTAGCAGATTGAGATGGCCTTCTCCGCATCGCCGTTACTCACCACGTCAATTCGTGGTCACCACCTCGTTGAGGCATTCCGCCTCGAAATGAAGGCGACCACCCTGCGCATAGACCGCGGTCGTTGGGTGGTCGCGCTTGCCCAGTCGGGGTCTATCTGCATTTTCCAGCAGCACTACCGGGCAATTTAAAATGGGAAAGCCGCCCGGAGGCGGCCTGATTTGGTGATCGTCTAGCGCAAATCACCACTATATTTTTTCTATAGCATTCTCGTGCACACGGGGGAAGTGTGCTCTTGCCGATTTTTCCTTAATTTCCCGCCATTATCGAAGCCCCAATGGATGGACAAAGCGGTGAGCCCCTCCTTTAGAAATTCTGTATAGGCGCGCTGCAGTGTGCGGTTGGGCGAAAGCTCGGAAATAGCCTTTCCTTCGCCGGCAACCTTGACCATCACGTCGTAACCGATGCCGAGGACCCGACGGGCTTCCGCAAGGTCGATGCCGGCCTGGATCTGGCTATCGGATAGCGCTGAACGCGGGCCGCCGCCATCGACCGGCTCACGGCTGTAGTCGAACGATCCCGCTCCGGAAGCGCCGAGAGCTTCCCAGATGCGACGGAAGCGTTCGCCGGCTCGCTCCTGCGCCTCGTTGATCAGCTTGCGCTGCTTGAGGACGATCAGGGCGCTTTCCTTGACGTTCACCGCGGCGAAGACCTTTTTCGGGTTCCACGTCTCGCCGTCATGTGCGGGGTTGTGGAGCGGGTTTTCGATCTCTTTCAACTCAACTTGGGCCTGCAGGGAGCCGATCGTCGGGAGGGAGATCGCGTTCATCTTTGCCTTGCGGCCTCGTCTTGCCATTATCGGGCGCCCCCCGTCGTCTGCCGATTGATGCCCGGGCGCTTGCCGTGCTTGCCGAGGGCGTGAAGGATGACCGAGTGGTCGCGCTTGAAGATGCGGCCGAGGTCGGCCAGCGTCAGGTCTTTGCGCTCCTCGTAAACGGCCACCATGCAGAGATGGCGCGCCTTCACCAAATGGCGGGTGGCGCGGGGACCGATGACGTGCCCCCAAGTGACGCCGGGGTGATCAATCAAGACATCTGCGACGATCTCCGAAATCGGCCGCTCTCGGACGACCTTCGGGAGGCCATAGCCTTCGCTGTCGTATGCCTTATCGGCGAGATAGGCGATCTTCGCGTCCCTCTCCGCGATCTCCCTTTCGAGGCATCTGATCTTGGCGTCGCGGTCGACGATCTCCTTGCCCATGTCGGACAGCTGATCTCGGAGGGACGACATCTCGGCGTTAAATTTGTCGATCGCCGCCGGCGGGTTCATGAGCCTAGCCTTCACGCTGCTATAGTGCGCGTGCTGGCGAAGCTGCTCCTGATTGACGTGCTGGGTCATGTCTCGTGCTCCTTGCGGCTTCAGGCCGCTTGTTCTGTCGTCTGAGGGGATGCGGCGGCGACTTCGTTCTCGACCAGGCTCCGATAGGCCATCTGCTCGGCGCGGATATCCTTGGCGTCGGGAAGCGCGAGCATCTTCTCGAGCTCGGCCGCGCGCTCCGGCGAAAGCGTCTCGCGCTCCGGCGCTGCCATGCGCTTCGAGGATTCGACGCGTCGCAGGTCGACCAGATGAGCTACGGCTTCTGGCGCCCACACCTCGTCGATCGCCCAAAGCAGGACAGAGCCAGCAGGGAGACCCCTACTTTTCGCCAAGCTGCCGAACATCTGCTGGTCGATGCCTTCGGCGACCCTCACGTATCCTTGAGCGGCCAGTTCTCGTGACCTTTCCCTGTGCGTGACGCGGAGATCCTTGAAGCTGTACGGGGCCGGCAGATGGGAGACCGACGGCGCCGAGCGCTCCCGCATCATCGCGTGCTCTTTGCGCACCATGCTCGCCAGTTCAGGCGGGCGCGGGCAGAAGGTGACCGGTTCAATCCACGTGCCCTTGACCAGCTTCGTGACGACCGACTGGACGGCAGTGAGCGGCAGTCCTTCTAGGGCGACGAAGTAGCCGTTCAGGAGGCCTTCAGCGTCGGTACCGCGCGGCGTCGGCAGGGAAACGAACAACGGGCGAAGCACTGCCTCCCGGCTCATGCTCGATGGTCCTGCCTGTGTCGAAAGTGAGTTCTGCATTTTGCTGCTCCAACCGTTCGTCAATCACGTCCAAAATCGATCGTTCCCGGTGCGGCGGGGGTGACCTCGGCTGATGGTTTGACCCTGCCCTGTTTTCCATCCACTCAGGCTCGAACCCCTGCCAGCCGTTGGAAACCATCGCGTCGGCGGCAGCGTTCGGATCGGGGCACCGGGAGAACTTGCCGGCGAGCAACTTGGCCGCATGGGCCGTCAGCGGCTTGCGAATGCGCTGACGGTGGTCAAGGACGGCGGTGACATGCTCGGGATCGAGGACGATTTCGAGTTCAGACCTCGGCGTCCGCGCCTCGTCGGCACGCGCCCGGTGTTTGTCCGAGCGAAGCGAGGATTTATTGGTGTCTGGTGTACTGGTGTCTTTAGTGTTTCGATCCTGTTTCGGACCGCTATGCGTCGATGTTTCAGAGTGTGTTTCAGAATTCTGATATTTGCTGTAATTACAGATAGTTACATGCGTCTTGCCTGTTTCAGACCGTGTTTCAATCATGTTCTGGCTTGAAAGCAGGCATAGGAACTGGTGGACGCGGCGCGTAGACGTCCACTTCCATGCCGTCTGCATCTCGCGGATGGTGACGAACAGACTTCCGGCCGGCACTGGAAGCACCGTCGCGCCAACGCGATGCACAGTGCCCTTCCATGCCGCTTTAGAGATCAGCCATAGCCAGGCCTCGCGCTCGCTGAACGGTTCGGCGGCGAACACCTCATGGTCGAATATGGAAGTCTGGACGCGGATCCACCGGCTCACTTGGCCACCTCGACTTCCAAGCCGTGGCAGGCCTTCATGAGCTTCTGCTTGATACGGAATACGGGCGTGACCACGCCCTTCACGTCGATGACGCGGCGGCGCTTCATGGCGACGTCCCAGAAGACGAAATCGGCCCGGTAGGTGCAGACCAGCACGCCGTTGATCGTCAGCGCATAGGAGCGCTGCATTTCCACGTCTTCGACCTCGCCCGCCCGCTGGCGGATCTTCAGGCTGGCGTAGTACGCGGCCTCGGCTTTGCTATCGAAGCAGATGCCGTCGAGAAGCGTGCGCTGGGCCTTGTACTTGTTCCCTCGCTTCGGCTTGGCGATGGCGGCCTGGTACTGTTTCGCGGACATGTGTTCGGTCATGCCGCGTCCTTTCGCTCTGCGCCCTCGATGCGCCGGACGGCGATGTCCGCGTATTCGGGATTGAGTTCGATCAGGATGCTGCGCAGGCCAAGCTGCTCGGCGACGAGGCCGACCGTGCCCGCGCCACCGAAGGGATCGAAAACGGTACCTGGCACGCGATCGAAGGTTTCGCAGATCGGGCCGCAGCCGTGGTCGACGCCGCAGCAACCGCAAACGGTCTTGGGTGTGCCCGCTTTGATGCAGCGTTCGGCTAGCGCCGGCGGGAACGTGGCGAAATGCGCTTCGCGGAAGGCCCTCGGCGCTATGCTCCACACGTTCCGAGCATTGCGCGTCTCGACGAGATCCGACGTGCCTTCAGCGAAGGATCGCTTCGCCTTGACCATTGCATTGCCTTCGGCAGCAAATTTCCTCGATCGAGGAACGCGATCAACGTTCTGCCGGCTATTTGGCCCCGGCTTACGAGCGTGAGAACCGCCGGTCACCGGCTCGCGGATAGCCTCGTGATCGTAGAAGTATTCCTCGCCCTTCGTGAGCAGAAAAACCTTCTCGTGTGCCGTCGTCGGGCGATCGTAGACGCTCTCCGGCATCGGGTTCGGCTTGTGCCAGATGATCTCTGAGCGAACCCACCAGCCCGCCTCCTGCAGGGCAATCGCCAGCCGGTTCGGGATCATGCAGAGGTCTTTGGGTTTCAGGAATCCGCCGGCGACCACGCGCCCGTTCGGGATCGCTACGCCGTTGACGGCCCCATTGCCGAGATTGCCAGACCGACCGCGCCGGCTTGCCTGCCGTTCGGAATTGTCCACCTGGTAGATTGGGCCGACTGTCGAGAACGGCTTGTCTCGGAACGTGCGATCGTCATCGCCTTCGGCCTTGTAGGCAGCAGCGGACTTGCCGTTCGGTGTCGTGGCGTAGCAGTCGCCATAGTTGAGCCAGAGCGTGCCCTGTGGTTTCAGGATCCGCCAGACCTCGGCGAACACCTCGACCATCACGGCCAGGTGCTGACCGAGCGTAGGCTCAAGTCCGATCTGCCCTTCGACGCCATAGTCGCGCAGTCCCCAGTAAGGCGGGCTGGTGACGACACAATCGACAGAGCCCGAAGGCATGGAGCGCATGACGTCGAGGCAATCGCCGACATGGATGGTGCATCGTCCGTCGAGGATGGAGCGGGTTTCGAAGCTCATGCCGCCGCCCCTTCCTGATTTCGCCGCTCAAGGGCCTTCAGGTACGCGGCCTTGATCTCCTCGAACCGGGCGATGTCGTATTCCTTCGTGGCGATCTCGTTTTCAGGGCGTGGCTTCTTCGAGCCATGGCCGTGGTCATCGAGCCAGGTCATGGCACTGGCGATGCGGCGATCGAGCCAAGCGATCATTTCGGCGGGGTCGGTCATCGGCGCGTCCTCCAGACTTCGTCCGGGTCGATGCCGTCTTCCGCCATCTGCTCGAGCGCGGCGGCCTGCTTTGCGTCGTGACTCGCCCAATGCTCGGCGTGCTTCTCCTCGCCCCACTGCGTCCACGTCTCGCCACGCTTGCAGCGGTCGGCGAACTCCTTGTTCTGGCGCCACTGGCGGCAATACTCTGGCCACCACTTGGTGAGCTTGCCGTCGCATCCATGCTTGCTGTCGATATCGGCGCTGATGATCTGCGCGATGACGTCCGCCGTCAGTCCGCCAACGATGCGTCCCGAGAACCCCGCGAAGCTTCGAAACCCGGTTTCGGACCAATAGACGGAACCGGCTGGCAGCACGGCATACGTCTGGAAGAATGAGGAGAACCGGATAAGCGTCGGCACGCCGCGAACCTCGATCTCGATCGGGTCGGCCTCGTCGAGTTCGATCTCCATCGCTTTGGACACGCCATAGGCTCGGGTCACAAACTCACGACGCGGCGGCGGTTCCCATGCCTTCACCTGCGCTGGTGGCGGCGGTGGCATCATCAGGTCGAACATCGAAAGCTGCATGGTCATGCGTCGTCTCCCCTCGCCGATTTCTCCCTGAGCAGATCGGCATAGCGCTGATGAATGCTGTCGACGGTCAGGCAGCTGGAATCGAAGCCGTAGAGTTCGGTAACCTTGTTGCGAACCGAGGCGAGGATCTCAGCCTCGTCGTCAGTCAACTTGCGCGTCGGCCAACCCTTGACGTAGAGCATCGGCTTGGTGACCCGTCCCTCGATCTCCCTGCGCAAGACGGCGCGCTTCTGCGCCTCGGCCAACGCTTCCTTGAGATCGCCCGGAAGCAGGTGGGGCGCGACGTCGCCCAGCCAGCGCGACCCCTGGAAAGCGAAGCTGCTATCCACCTCGAGCTTCACCATGCGGCGATAGATGTCGTGACTTTCTTCAACGGCGCTCGCCGCCGTGAGGTCCGCGATGCTCGACATGATGCAGAAACGGCAAGACACGCGGGTCATTCCGTGGATGCGGTAGGCAGGATGTGGCTGCAAGCCGGAGCTATCGATCACGCCGAAGACTTCGTCGGTGCTCCGCTCGATGATCGGACGCCAGGTCCACACCTGACCAGCAGTGTCTGGATCAGCAATCGCCATGCGGGCTCTAGCCGCGCTCTCGTCGCGACGGACCCCAATCACGTTCAGGATCTTCTGCCCTTTAAAGCGCCTCTTAAGCTCCGCCATGATGACGTGCGTCTTGAGCTCGGACGTGCAGAAGCGCATCGAGGGAGTAGACCAGCAGGGAATGAGCGTGACAGAACTGAGCGTTTCATACCGGCTCTTGCTCAAGAACCATCGGCGTTCCCACCGGTCCATCAAGTCGCCCGCCTTACGACGAACAACGACGAGCTCGCAATCGAGGTGGTCAGAGAGCTCCTCGCAAACGCGCAAGCTGTCGTCCCACTCAACTGAGCCAAGATCTGCGTGGATGAGGATGCGCGGTCCTGTGTGGCCGACGGTGTCGAGGTGGTTGAAGGTTGCCAAGGCCGCTGCCTGGCTGTCCTTACCACCGGAGACCCCGATAGCGACTGGCGCGTTCGCGGAGATCAACGTCGCGATCTCGTCGGTCACCGCTATCGGCATTCGCAGGCTACGGACGTTTGCGGCCTCGAACAGATCTGGCTGATGGATGCTCATTGCCCGTCCTCGTCCTTCAGTTCCGGTGCCAGGTATTCGGCCCAATCGAGCCTACGGCCGGCGATCCGCTGCCACCGTCGAGCGAGCCGGAGCCGCATTGACGCGGGCAAGCTTCGCATCCAGCGCAGCCAGACGGGCACGCAGTTCTCTTTGTTCACGCTTGCTCTCCTCGATTGCTGCTGCCCGCAGCGCATCCATTTCTTCGGCGTCAATCCGCCGTGCGGTGCCCTCCCAGATCGAGCGCGCCCGTCGCTGGGTGAACTCCTTCTGGACAAAGCGATTGATGAATTTGCTGGCTTCGAAAAAGACGTTGTCCAGCTTGCCGTAACGGCCAAGGGGGAAAGCCCCTCTCAGTAAGTCTCGTGCCTCTAAAACGTCCGCGCTCATGTCGCCGCCTTCATTGAGAATTTTTTCCTTGGGGCGAGACCCCAAGCCCTTGTTGTCGGTTCCCAACACCTTGTCGTTCTCCTGTGAGATCACTGGTCCCGTTGAAGGAGACGCCACGTGATGCACACAGGCATTTCATCCGATGGAGAGGACGGCGCCGCGCCAACGGCTGCCGGTCCCTCCCAGGTCATTCAGTTCCGCAAGACCTCCGCCGCACTCGATGGTCTTGCTGCCGGCGGCGATCCCCTGTCGTCGCCGGCCATTCCATTGGGTTCTGCTGTTCAGGCCGTCGTCATGCGATTGGCGAACAAGCGGATCCGGTTGAGGGTTGAAGGTCCCAGTCGGGAGGAAGACCGGGACCTTCGTTGATCGCGAGAGGGAGGAGGAAACCGCGATCAATTCCGATGATGGCCAGCCGGCTTTGCGACGACGACGCCGATAAGCGCCCCAATCACCAATCCGCAAACCAGCCCGACGGCGAGAAGCGTTTCAGGGCCCATCACAGCGTCCTCAGCGTGACGGATTCAGCCGGGACAGCCTCAGCGCTTTTCCGGCGAAACTCGTATTCACAGAACAAGGCGACACCGCCGAGCAACGGAAAGGCAAAGGCCATTGTCGTGGCGAAGAGGATCTGAATGGCAATCATCACGCGGCCCTCGCGAATTCGCCGAAGTGACGCTTTGCCGCCGCCAAATATGCCGCGTGCGCTTCGGCGGGGTCATCAAAGAGGCCGAGGTGCTTGAGCTTTCCATGCACCCTTATCTGTGCCGACCACTTCCTCAGTCGCTTGTTCCATGTGGCCCCCTTCAAGCCGGAGGTATTGTTGGAGGAAAGCTTCTGGTTTCCGTTGTTTTGGACGTGGGTCGCGGGCCTGAGGTTCGACGGACGATCATTCTGCGTGTCGCAGTCCTTGTGATCGATGAGATCAGGCAACTGCGAAAGGGGGATGTCGTGGTGGAGAGCGTAGACCAGCCTAGAGGAAAGGTACGCCTTCCCATCAACGGTGACGCACTGACGTTTTTCCTTCTTGGTCCGGTATCCGGCAACTTTGCCAGCCAGCCTAGAGTTCATTCTCTTCTGCTGGTCCTTGGAGACAAAATGAGTGACCGGTCGCTGCTTCCAACGAAGTTCGCCCTTGCTCGCGTCAAGGTCGAAGCACTCATGCAGATACTGAAGAGATGGGTGTTCCACTTTATCCTCCATGATCTTCGCTCAACGCATCCGTGGTTTCTGAAAATACGTTCGGGGTTGCCTGCGCTCGACTTCGAGCATGACCGCTCGGTCAAAATGCTCGTCGGGAAGCGGGACGCCTGTCGCGATCTCGACCGCGTAGACCTCTGCCCTGCTCGTCTCTATGTCGTGCTGATGCTCGACGGCGTGGAGGTTCATGCGAGCTCCTCCTCGATCTGGAAGGCGCGCATGATTTCGGAGGCCCGATGAGGCACTTCCTTAGCCAGCCGTGCAGCGATCTGCCGTTCCTGGGATCGGGTGAACTGGCGCGCCTCGCGCTGCCATGCGATCACGTCGAGGAGCACGTCGTTGCCGAGGTAGCAAACGACCGGGTACTCGATGCCGAGCGATCGGCTGATGTTGTATCGGGACCATCCGTCGACGATGACGTCGCCCATGCGGACAATCGGCTCCCGAACGCCGTTATTGGCGATGCTGTCGCTCAGCTGCTGATAGTGAGCGTGCGACAGTTCCGGGAAGCAGGCCGCATATGGCAGAGACTTCATCGGCCTGGGCGGGGACGCCTCATAGCGGATGCCGTCGTCTGCGAGATCGGTTGCCCATTCAGCCACCGGGCCAGTGGGTTCAAGTTCTTCCTGATCGCAATGATCCGCGCGCACCGCGCCGCTCTCTACATCTTCCGCTCCTTCGTTGGCGCCTGCGTGAGGGGTCGCCGCCTCGCGGTCGGTCTCACACTCGTCGCTGGGGGAAATCTCGGATTTGGTGGGGAGGTCGACCGAAGCCGCCTCCCCGTCGTGGCGGCCCTCACGATCCGCAAGCGTCCCGGCTCCTGTCCCGGCTGGGGAGGCTTCAGCTTGCGGGCCTGCCTCCGGGTATGGCTCATCGTTGGTCGAGGGCCTCTGGTGCGTCTCTTCTTCCGCTTCTTCCTGCTCAATCATGATGTCGACGGCAGCGATCAGCGCGGCGCGACCGGTCTCGGTCTGCAAGCCGGTGACGATGGTGTGAGCCAGCTTCGGGTCGAGACCTGCGCCAGATTGTTCAATGTTTTCTCGTGTACGCGCAGGTGCACGTGCGCGGGCCTTGCTGATGATCGAAACGTAATCGTCGACACGATCGCCCTTCTCGTCGCGCTTGGCCTTCTTCTCGTCGTCGAGGCGGGTCTCGGCGATTGCGCCCTTGAGGGCGGCGACTTCCTTCGAGATGTTCTGACCGAGCCAGCCGAGGGACTTGAGCTCCTCGCGCAGGTCGCCATAGATCGTCTTCAGGTCGTCGACGGCCTGGGCGCGCATGTCCTCGGCCTCGTTGATGAGGCGGGCGACGCGCTGGGCCATGTCGTCGGGGATGGTCTGACCTTCGGCGCTCATGCGGTCACCCCTTCCATGGGGCGCGCACCAAAGATGTCGGGCCGCAGCAAATGCCGCGAAACTCCGGTATCCTTTCTACCTCCAAGACCCGCGTCGGAGGGACCTTGTCCCACTGCAACACGGCGGAAGGCGTGATCTTAAGCCGACGCGCCAGTTCGCTGGCGCTGCCTGCCTGCTTGAAAACCAGTGTGAGGGGGAGAGGTTCTGTGCTCATACCCGATTATAAGCACAACTAGAAAATCTCTTCAAGCAAAACTTTTATAGACGATAGAGGGCTCGATAACTCACATGCTGGCTATGGATACGAAGGAAAAAGCCAAGATCGTGGGTGCAGCAATCAAGCAGGCGCGGAAACAGCGCGGCCTGGTTATGCGGCAACTCGCCGAGCACCTCGGAGTGCATGTCGCGGCAATAGGTAACTACGAGAGCGGCAAGAACCTGCCGTCGACTGAGAACCTGATCGCGCTTTCCGATTTCCTTCGTGTGGATCAGGGCGCCCTTAGCCGGGGCGAAGTGGTCAGCTTGACCGACGAGCCGCTCGCTGATGCCGAGCGCGTCACAGACCTCGCCCCTCCACCTTCAGGCCCGATGGATATAGAAGTCCTCGGCACGACTGCCGGCGGCGACGATGGCGATTTCAGATTTAACGGGGAGCGGCAGGGCTTCGTTCGACGCCCGCCCGGGCTGACCGGCGTTGTGAAGGCTTTTGCCCTCCATACGATCAGCGACAGCATGGTCCCGCGCTACTTCCCCGGCGAACTCATATACGTCGGCGGCCGCGAGCCCGTGCCCGGCGACCATATTGTGATCGAGCTCTTCCCTGAGAATGAAGGCGATGTCGGGAAGTCCTACATCAAGTACTTCGTTCGGCGGACAGCTACCGAGATCATCGTCAGCCAATACAATCCGCCGAAGGAGCTGACGTTCAACCGGTACGGCGTGAAGGCGCTATGGCGCGTGATACCTCTGGCAGAACTTCTCGGCTATTGAGGACGTGAGCCTCAGCGCGGACACGCGCGCTCTCACTCACGAATAAGGCTTGGACTGAAATGCTCTTGCCCGGCAGCCCGTCTTCCTGGCAGGCGGAGCATGTTAGTCGTGCCGACAGTTTCGCCAGAGGCGTTCCCGAGCGAACACCCGGGAAGCGCATCAGCTGAGCAGCTTGCCACCAGCGCGACCTCCCACAATCTGAACACTCTACAGACACGGAAGCCACGTCACCCAAGAGTGGCTCGCTCGAAGGCAGCCTCATTCCCTTCTCCTTTGTTCACGCCTTGTTCTCACAATTGATTCTTTTCGCCAAAGAGTCGAGAGGCGTTTTCTAGTTTTGCTTTAAAGTTTTGCTTGAATGGATTTTCTAGCTGTGCTTATATCTCATTACAGCAAGGCGCTGGATGAGGAACGAAGCAAATGGCGATGGTCACCCGATACAGCATCCAAGACGAGGTTGGCCGGTTCCTGACGATCGACGGCTTCTTCTCCTACGACGACGCCGATGCAGTCGAGTTCCGGGACGAAGACGAGGCCATCGACGAGTTGGCCGCCTACCCGGGCTGCACTGTCGAAAGCCATCAGCGCCTCTCCGATTTTCCCGATTTCACCGCAACGCCCTCGATCGAGAAGGAGGCCGCGTAATGTCCTTCAAGCCCCGCCGCGTGAAGCTGCATGAACTGTACCGAGAGATTGAGTCCCTTGGTGGCGGATCGTTCTCCGCAGAAGACGAGGCCTATAACCGGGCCATCCTCGATGCCTGCGCGATCCTCCGCGCCTCCGGTTTTGGCGAAGGCTCCTACGTGGATCAGCCTGAATACGACAACCGCGCCAGCCTCGCCCGCCGCGAGTTCGCGCCTTCCGTAGGAGCGACGCTGTGAGCGAGATCCAGACCCTCAAAGACGAGATCGCTCGCCTCACCCGCGAACTGGCTGACCGCAATTTGAAGGTGAGTGATCTCCTCATCGAAAACGAGGCGCGCAACGCAGCGATCTACCATCTGAATCGCGAACTGGCCGCTGAAAAAGAATGCGTCGAAGACCTCCGCGCCGAGGTCGAGCGTCACTCGAATGCGGCTGCGGCTTCGCGGCTTTACGCATCGCAAGCGAAAGACGCTCTGGTCGAATGCGAAGAGTACTTCGACGACCGAGCTGATGCTGAGTACTTTACGGACAGCGCCGCGCCTCACCCCAACGAAGAAATGAAGCTGCTCACGCTGGTTCGTGACGCGATCAAGAAGGCTGGTGCGTGATGAGCGAAAGCAAGCACACACCAGGACCATGGCGAGTAAACGCTTCATGGATCGAGGGCCCAGCGATGGCTCTGCGGGTCGCGTCGGTGGATTGGCCAAGAACTGTTCCGGGGTCTGCACCTCACAGCGTCGAGGAATCCCGGGCCAACGCCCGCCTGATCGCCGCCGCTCCCGACCTGCTCGCTGTGCTGAAGGGCGGTAACTGGACATATCTAGGCGACGAGTACGTCGTGTGCCTCAGGCCCGAACTGGTTGATGCAGCGATCGCCAAAGCCGAGGGCCGGAAGGTGGAGGGTCGGCGATGACCCGCCCTATCCAATACGCCTGCGACCCGGCAGCCCGGTATTGCGAGTGCGGCCACTGCACGCTCCCTCCGGCCCGCAGCATCGATCTGGACGAGCTCGCCGAGTTCAACCGCGCCTCCTACGGCGCCGCCACCTTCATCATTCTCCTCGCCGCCCTCCTCGCCTTCATGGCGATCGGCTTCGCGAACACCGAGGAGATCCACCGGAAAATCGTAGCCGAGAGGACCGTCTGACATGACCGCAGAAACAAGCATTTGGACTTGGTGGCAGAACGCGCTGGCGGGCAACGTCGGCCCGATGCACGAGGGCCAGCCAGAGCAAGGCTATTACCGGACACGCTTCAAGGGCGGCCAGTGGGAACCGGTGGCAATCTGGCTCGACGAGGCCGGCGCCTGGCTGGCGATGCGCGGCGAGCGCATGGTCGACGCTGGCGACGCTTGGAACTTCTGCCGCACGCACCCGGTCAGCTACGAAGCCTATCAGAAGGCTATCGAAGGCGCCGGCTGGGATGACGAGCCGCCCGCCCCTGCCGCCGGCCACAACCTGCCGACCGATCCGTTCGAAGCGTTGAAGCTCGAATTTCTGTCCGAAAAAGAGCAAGCCGAGGCGTTCATGAAGACGCCGATCACGACCCAGGATCAAGCCGACAAGGCGGCGATCTGGTCCAAGCGGCTGACCACGATCAAGAACAGGGCCACCGACCTGCACAAGGTCGAGAAGCAGCCGCACCTCGATGCCGGCCGCTCGGTCGACAACAAGTGGCGCTCTCTCAAGGAAGACCCTGACACGCTCGCCAAGAAGCTGAAGGCACACGTCACCCCGTTCCTGCAGGAGCAGCAGCGCCTCGAATACGAGCGTCAGCAGCGCGAGCGTGACGAAGCCGAACGCAAACGCCGCGAGGCAGAAGCGCTCGCCGCCCAGGCGGACGTGAGCGACACCGCCGCGCAGGCCGAGGCAGAGCGCCTGCAGCAGGAAGCCAACCAGCAGGAACAAGCGGCTCAAGCCCAGAAGGCGCAGGCCGGCCGCACTGGCGCACGCGTCTCGCTCCGGACGTTCGTCTCGGCTCGCATCGTCGACTACGACAAGGCCATCAAGGCCCTGAGCAACCATCCCGAAATGAAAGCGCTCGTCGAGACGCTCGCCAACCGCGCGATCCGCGCCGGCGTCGAGCTCGACGGTGTTGAGCGCTTCGAAGAGCAAAGGGCTGCCTGATGACCGACGCAACCACCATTTCGCTCGCTGTCGCTGCCGTGAAGTTCAAGTGGCAGAAGGACGAAAAGACCTACGATTACTTCATTCCCGAAGGGCTCACCGTGAACGTCGGCGACAAGGTCGTCGTCGAGACGGCCCGCGGAGAAACCACCGTCGAGGTCATGGCGATCAAGTCGGAATCCGAACTGGCGCAGAAGAAAATCGTTCGCGTCGTCGAGCCGGAAGCTGTCGAAGGAGAAGGCGCATGAACGCCCACACCCCAGCGCTTTCCGCCGGCGGCAGCGTTATGGCTATCGTCCCTCAGACCTTCGAGGAGACATTGCGCGTCTCTCGCGCAGTCGTCGCTTCCGGTCTCGCGCCATCAGCGCTCATCGGCAAGCTCACCGGCGAGGACGCTGCGGCCGCTGTCGCCGTCGCGATCATGTCGGGCGCCGAACTCGGCTTGAAGCCGATGGTGAGCCTTCGCAGCTTCACCGTCATCAACGGCAAACCGGCCCTCTATGGCGACGGCCTGATCAACGTCGTCCGCATGTCCGGTCGGGTCGAATACCTGCGCACCGGTTGCGACGAGATCAACGGCAAGCTCATTGGCTACTGCGAAGCAAAGCGCCTCGACACCGGCGAAGAGAAGCGCGTCGAGTTCTCGCAGGATGACGCGATCCGCGCGCGCCTATGGGATGATCGCGAAACCGTCCGAAAGCAGGTCTGGGACAACGGCCAGAAGGTCTGGAAAGACGGACAGCCGAACGACGCGCCTTGGTACCGCTTCCCGAAGCGCATGCTGGCATGGCGCGCCGCCGGCTACTGCCTGCGCGAGCTATTCGGCGACGTGCTCGGCGGTATCCGCGACGAGTTCGAGGTCCGCGAGATCGACGAAGTCGAGACGATGCGCGATATCACGCCCGAGAAGCCGGCACTGCCGCCGAAGCCTCCGGCACCTCCTGCCCCGCCGGCCAAGGCAGCCGAGACGGTCGAAGCCGCTCCGGTCACCGAGCCGACCGAACCAGAGTTCAACCTAGGCGACTTCCTCGAGCAGATCGAAACCAACCTGTCAGGCGCGAAGGACGAGGTTGAGGTCGAGGAGATCTGGAACGACTTCGATGCGCCGGCCGTGCTCGAAACGAACGGCCACGCCGACATGATCGATACGGCCTTCGCTATCCGCGATCGTCGTCTCGCTCAACTCGCACCGTTGAACGGAGGCTGACATGGGCCGCGCGCTTCTGGTTCTGGCGAACGAAACGTTCCGCCGCAAGGCAATCGACTGGATCATGCGTGCGCCAGTCGACACCCGAGTCGAGTTCAAGGGGCCGAAGCGCACGACACCGCAGAACGATCGCATGTGGGCGATGCTCACTGACCTGTCTCTGCAGCTTGCCTGGCACGGGCAGGCCCTCACCCCTGAGGACTGGAAGCTCGTCATGCTGGACGCACTGCGCCGCGAGAAACACGACCAGCTTCGCCTTGTGCCGAACACCGACGGGACCGGCTTTGTCCCGCTCGGCACGTCTTCATCCGACCTGTCCAAGGAAGAGATGACCGATCTGATCGAGATCATCTTCGCCTTTGGAGCCCGTCACCACGTCATTTGGTCCGAACCGAAATCGAAGGCAGCAGCATGAAGAACCCAAACCCGATCAACCTTCAGACGTCGGAAGATGTCCGCAAGGCTGGATGGCAGGCGGAAACCCGCGATGCCGACGGCCATCTATGCCGTTGCCACGCCCCCTTCGACAACGACGAGGATATCGTCTGGCTTGTGCGCGAGGCTCTTCAGAACGGCGAGACCGTGACGATCTGGCCGGTGAAAGGCGCTGCAGCATGAAAGCCCTCCTCCGCTCCCTCCGCACCTGGTGGTTCCTAAGAACCATCGACCGGACCTTCGACCGGGCACACCCGGAGTTCAAGAAGCGCCGCGAGGCGATCAAGGCCGCCCAAGGCCAGCACCGGAAGACGAAACACCTTCAAGACGAACTGCAGCAGGAGATGACCCGGCTGCTCAAGGCAGGGCTGTGACCATGGCCCGTCGCGAGTTCACCAAATCCGTCTACATCCAGATCGTGAAGCGCGCGATGCTCCCGAACGGGGAAATCGCCTGCGAGGGCTGCGGCCTCATCCTGGGCAAGAAGAAATACCACGTCGATCACACGATCGCGGACGCCCTGCAGATCGACAAGAGCCGGAAGCTGACGGCCGACGACGGCAAGCTCCTCGGCGTCGATTGCTGCCACAAGCCGAAGACCGCCGACGACGTCGCAGTGATCGCCGAGGCGAAGCGCCGAGAGGCCAACCACCTCGGCGTCAAGCGGCAGACAAAGCCGATCCGATCGCCCGGATTCCCGAAGTCCGAGAAGGCCGCCAGCCGGTCGCCGAAGCCTTCGCTTCCCTTCCGCCCGCTGTACCGCCCCGCTCTTAGCGCTGGAGGGGAGTGATGGCCGACCGACAGGAAACGCTCGACCGTTTCTTTTGGAAGAACGGCCCTTGCTGCGCAGGCTGCGATTGGTGGCGGTCTATATCCGCCCTGGTCGGCGACTGCACGCGATCTGCACCTGTCAGCGGTGCGGAACGCATGACGATGCTCGGCATCTCGCATTCGTCGCACCGGTTCGAATCCGGCCACATCATCACCAAACGAGAACACCACTGCGGCGACTTCAAAGACGATTTCGACTGGTCGTCCCTTTCCCTCCCGTACCGAATTAGCATCGGAGCGCCCGTATGACCATTTCCAAGGAAGCAATCGAGGCCGCTAAGGCCGCATACTGGACCGAGGCGCACAACGGCGGCGGATACAGCGACAAGTGCTATGAGGCTGCTCTGACGGCCGCCCTCCCGTTCCTCCCCATTGCAGGAGAGGGGAAGGCGCCGCCGGAAGGCTGGCATTTGGTTCCGAAAGAGCCGACAGTCGCCATGCGCATGCCGTGGAAGACGATGCGCGGGGATGCCTGGTACAACAAGTACAAAGCCATGCTCGCAGCCGCTCCGGTCCCTCCCTCCTCCCCCGGCAAGGACGGCGGGCAGGAGGAAGCCGATGAACTTCGCGAAAAACTGTCCGAGGCTGAAGCCATCATCGAAGAACGCGATGACCGCATGGCCTTGGTCGATCGCATCGCCGATCTGATCGGGCTTCCTCAGGATCAGGAGCTTGATCAGGTCGCGTTCGAACTGTGGTTCTCGAAGACCGTTGGCAAGGACGGCGGGCAGGAGGTGGAGGCGGAAGGCCACGAAGAGCACACGTATGCGCGCTTCAATGCTCTTTTCGAGCGCGGTCGTGCTGCCGGCGGCTTCGAAGGCGAGACCCAGAACCTCATCCGCGAACTGACAAACGCTATGCGCGATGCCGCCAACTGGCGAGCCGAGACGAAAATTGCGCTCCGCTTGGAACAGCAGATGCGCATCGAGGCTCAAGCAGCACTGGCCGACGCACTGGCCGACCCCCAGCCCGCCAGTACGGCGCTGGTCGAGAGACTGACGAAGGCGCTGGAGCCGTTTGCCGATGCCTGCTTCAACGACAATGGCGACATCACGGTGAACCTCAGTGCAGCCGGCGCTGAAGACTTCATCAAGGCGTATTTCGTCCACCGCTCCGCCCTCTCCTCTTCCACCAGCAGGGAGGGGGAGAGCCGATGAAACAACCAGTGCTAGATGCCTGCTGCGGCAGCCGAATGTTCTGGTTTGATCGAGAAGATGACCGTGCTGTCTTCGGAGATATCCGCCGCGAGGAGCACACCCTAACTGATGCTTCCAGCACAGGCGGGAGCAGGCGCCTCATCATCAATCCAGATTACCAGATTGATTTCCGCGCTATGCCTTTCGAGAGCGGTCGTTTCCACCTGGTCGTGTTCGACCCGCCTCACCTGATCCAAAACGGGAAAACGGGCTGGCTGGCGAAGAAGTACGGCAAGCTTGGTGACGACTGGCGAGAGGATATCCGGGCCGGGTTTGCTGAATGCTTCCGTGTTCTTAAGCCGTTTGGAACGCTGATCTTCAAATGGAATGAGCACGAGGTGAAGGTTTCGGAGCTTCTGAAGCTGACTGATCAGAAACCGCTCTTCGGCAACCGTTGCGGCAAGACGGCGAAATCTCACTGGATCGTATTCATGAAATCGGGAGAGCCCCGCCAATGAAGCCAACACCGACACAGATCGAGGCCGCCGCGCGCCGCCTGACCGAGCTTGAGGGCCTGAACCCTGACGCGGATTCATCTGATTTCCACGACGGCCTGATCTGGGAAGAATACAAGGACAGCGCCGAAGCGATCCTTTGCGCCGCCCTCTCCGTGCCAGCAGTGGCGGTAGTGGGGGAGCCGGTGGCTTGGACTGATCAGACCGAAATTGACAACGTTCGCGAGAACGGCAGTGGTCTGGTTTGGCGCGGTGACGATACGGCGATATCGCGTGGCCGGCCTATTCCCCTGTACGCCGCCCCTTCCGCGCCCGATGACGAAACCGAATGCGAGTTCGGTGTTCCTGAGCCGAAATTCCGCGTCGGCCAACTCGTCGAGAAGGCTTCCGGCTACAAATGGCCCGGCGTCGTTGTCTCGCGCTTCCTGACCCAATCGCTGCAGATCCGCTACGTGGTCGAATGCACCGTTCCTGAGGTTGCCGGCGCTCTTCACATCTACAGCGAATCCCAACTCGCCGCCCTTCGGAGTGAGAAGCCATGACGGATCTGACCGAGGCGCAACAGCAAGCCCAAGCAGCTCTGGAAAAGGTGATGAACTGCCGCTTCAGCAATTTCGACGCTGGCGCGGTTATCCACTGGGCAGAGCGTGGCTTTTATCAGGTGAAGGCAGAAGCCGCCTCCCGCATCTCTCAGCAGGACGCCGAACTAGAGCGTATGCGGCGGGAGGTGGCCGAAGTCCGCGAGAAGCTGAAAGACCCGGCTGCCGTCCGCATCAACTACCTACGCGGAGACATCGCGTGCCAACCGCTTATCGACGAAGCGCGGAAGGCTGCGTTCATCGACGCGGCGGAGATTGCGGAAAAGCTCGGCAGCGACGAAGACGAGGAATGGCGCTCTGACTGCGGCGGCACGGTCGAAACTCGTTTGGCCGGCGCGAGGTCATGGGCGTTCGGGCGAATGCGCGATCTCCTCTTCGCCAAATCCGAGGAGACCGGCCGTGGCTGACATCAACAAACCCTTTGCCGCCATCATCCGCGAAAACCAGTTCCTACGCGACGTGGCCGAGAAGGCTATCCGCCTGCGCCGGATCGGCATGCTCTTGGATGATCTCGAAGAGGCTCAAGACCGCTTGGTCAAAGAGACTGGTGGCGTCATGTCCCGATCGGGAACACCCCGGATCATGGCCGAGGTCTCTTTCAAAACCGCCCTCGATGACTTCGATCAAGCTGTTCTGCGCGCAACTGAAGCGCACATGGATTGGGCACGCAAAGCCGAGGAGACGCGGACATGACCGGATTCGGCTTTATCGCATCCCTGCTCCTCATCTGGGCCTGGCTTGAGCCTGAGAAGGTAGGCCGCTGGCTCGCCCGAGTGAAGACCGGGATGACAGAGACTAGATCGAAGGGGCGGCCATGAACGACAGCGGCTACATCACACCGGAACAGTTCGCCGATCAATGCGGCGCGTCGCCCCGGAAAATCCGCTCCATCGCGAGAGAGATTGGCGCCTGCCGAATTATCGGCAATCATATGTTCCTGACACCCAAAGACGTTGATGCAATTCTAGAGGCCTGCCGACCATGCCCCTCACCCTCTACAAGCGTGGTAAAATCTACCACTACCGCGGCACAGTTGCCGGCCGGAGACTTCGCGGCACTACAGGCACTTCGAAGAAAGCAGCAGCCGAGCGCTACATCTCAGACCTCGAAGACAAAACGTGGAAAGGTCATTTTGATGGCCCGGCAGCAGTCCTGACGTTCGCCCAGGCTGCCATCATGTATCGCGGCGCCGGCAAGTCCACCCGTTTCCTCGACGCGGTCGAGGACTATTGGAAGGACACGCTCGTCAAAGAGATCAACGGCGGGATGGTGAGGAAAGCAGCTATAGCGCTCTATCCCAAGGCTACGGCAGCGACCAAGAACAGACACGTCATCGTGCCGACGCAGGCGATCATCAATCACGCGGCCGACATGGACCTGTGCCCGCATCTGAAGGTGGCCCGCTTCCCGGTCGAGACGAAGGTCAAGGAACCGGCGACGTGGGAGTGGGTACAGAAGTTCATGGCGCACGCGAACCCGCATCTCGGGGCTCTATGCTGCTTCATGTTCCTGACCGGCGCCAGGGTGTCGGAAGCACTGAACGTCCTCTGGGAGGACATCGATTTCACGACGGGGAAAGCGCTCATCAGGCAGACCAAGGTTGGTGCCGAGCGTAGGGCTCATATGCCGGCCGTGCTGGTCGCGGCGATCGCCAATATCCAGAGCAATCGAGAGCCGAGTGCGAAGGTCTTCAAATACTCATCGCTGCACACTGCAAAGCCGCAGTGGCGGAAGCTATTCAAGCGCGCGGGCATCAAGCCACTGACCTATCACGCCTGCCGCCATGGGTTCGCCACGTCGATGCTGCACAAAGGGGTTGATCCGATCACCGTTGCCAAGCTCGGCGGCTGGAAGTCAGCGCAGCACGTCTTTGCGACTTATGGGCACGCAATGGACGACGAAACGCTGGCAGATCGGATTGTTGACACACCAGCGACACAAAGCAAATTTTCGGTAGTGGAAAGCAAAACGAAATCAACTGGTTAA